CTGCAGTGGGTCGTGCTGCAGTGGGTCGTGCTGCAGTGGGTCGTGCTGCAGTGGGTCGTGCTGCAGTGGGTCGTGCTGCAGTTGATTGCACAACAGAAGATTGAGCAGATTGCGTTGGCCGCTTAAATAGGTAGTTTGTACCGTACTTACCTAACAATTTCTGTAAATCAATCACCTGTTTATTAGAGAGGACTGTTTCTGCTGACAACCCCATGCCTTCAATCTCAGGCCACGCTGCATCAAACAACTTTCGTTTTTCTGCAGGTGAAACTGCTTTAAGGCCGTTGTCAAGCCAACTCTGTACAACTGATTGCAATGACTGCGTAGCAGGCTTAGACTTTACAGGTTGAGACTTTTTAGGTTCAGCTTTCTTTGTTTCTGGCGTGTTTGTAAGACCTCTAACTCTTGCTGCCATTACTTTAGCTCGACCTTTAAGTTCTTTATCTGCCATAGAAAATCCTCCAGTTTACATTATATTTTAGTACTAAAACAGATTAAATGTAAATGTATCATAATTCATTCAACTTCTGGACATCCAACTGCTGCGTAAGTTGTGATGTTCTTTTTGAAGTAACTACTTTACTTTCACATGTAAGACTTGAAATAGCAATATATTGGTCAGACCAAATGAACAAACGCTCACGGTTACCAGCACCATTCTTACTCTGGAACCTAAAGCTATAGTAGCCATAGTTACCATCACGTGTAAACAGTTCCTTTGTTAAGAACACATGCGTTGGCCGTGACTTTACTTTACCACCAGGCGTCATTGTCTCAGCTGCAATATTAACTACAGCATAGTTATCAACACCATAAATTAAGTCCATTTCAATCGGCCAGCAGAATGTTATTTCCCATTCATATAAGCAGTCATCTTCATCACTACTTCCAAGCGGACTTGTTACGAGTACAAATGGGTTATATGTCCAACCATCTACGCCTTTAACATCTGTAACAACATCTTGATAAACTTCAGGATACTCACGGTTAAAACCATACTTTTCACGCTTGAGTTTACTCCATTTACCAAGGTTATCTTTGATACCTTCAAGCATATATTCAACAAATACGTTACGATTGATGATGACTCTGTTCGGTCCTTGATAAGCAAAACCACAAGGCAATGACAAACACTTATACCAAGACCTGTCATTAAATATCGTAGTAAGTGGCACAGGCAACTCTCCTGAAACCTGGTTTTTACTAAGTACGGGTACGATAATATTATCTGTTTCAGTATCTTTGTCTTCCACTTCAGGATTTAGTCGCTTGTATGTCATCAAGCACGGCATGACAACTTCCTGATTTACAAAATCCCAGTAACCTTTCTGTATGTCTCTAAAGCGTTCCATCATGTCCATTTTAACAAGAGTACTACCAGTGAAGGTATAGTAACATCGTGTTGATTTACTATAAAAGTATGCTTCAGTTGGTGTAGCACCAATAAACTTAAGACCTAAACTTGGTACCAAATTTGTTACGACATCAATGCCATCCTGTGTCTGTACAGAGCAAATATACTCTTCTGTAGCACGGTAAACATTCTTACCAATCGTAAAGTCAACACTCAAGGGTGCTTTATATGCAGCTTGGTTATTCGCTAAGTCAATGACAAGACCTGTAACGCCAGCTACTACAGCAAGTGGTACAGCAGTCATCGTCTTGACAGCAGCGGGCAATGTTGATACGTGCTCTGTAAAGAGTGGTATAGACCAACGTATATTGTCTTTGTCCTCACCTATTGTACCAGCTTCAAGTCCTTTTTCTTTTGCAGCAACAGTCATAAGTGTCCACAACTTGTCAATACTTGCTACAGCTTGTACAGGTTCAGATTCAAAATTACCCTGCATTTCATTCGCTGGTATAATGTTTGAACGCTTAAACCTATCATTTACCTGGATTGAATACCAGAATGACTGTCTGTTCTTGTTCATACCTGGTGAACCAATCAAGTCAACGAGTCTGTATGATATACCATCAAAAGCATGATATAACTTGTTGTCAAGAATAGTATTATAACCAGTTGCATTAAAAGCAAGAGTGTTTGGTGTAATAGCCCAAGGTCTCATGTACGCTTTTGACAAACCACGTTTTACTTCAATAGCAGTATACGGACAAGCAACACCACAGAAATCTGCACGTACAACCATGTTACTTGGTGGGCAGTCTATTATCTTAGTATCTTGCACAGTTATCCACTGAATGAGTCCATAAGTACAGTACATACCAAGGTCCCATGTTTCATCAATCTTATAGTCTTGCTGCATTGAAGGTGCAAACGCTGGTTCTGATACTGAGATATTTTCATTCTTAAAAGGTTGTTCAGGCAAGAACTTTGTTACACCTTCAATCTTAGCTACATCATCAGGCAATGTACGCGTTGCACTGTTGCCGTAGCAAGAAGCCTGAAAATGAGGCATATCACCAATCATTCTTGCAGCACGATAAACATACCCAGCTCTATTTGTCTTATTATTATCTAATGATGAATACTTACCACCTCTTCCTACATCATAGAAATCTGACAACTCACCTTCAGCATCTGTATAGTGAGGTTTATAATACCTAAGAGGTATCGTTGAGATAAAACTAAGAGATTGTAATGTAAAAGTCTTTACCAAATCAAGTGACAATTTCCATGGTGTGTTTCTAACGCCACTTTCGACCCACTCATCTGTGTACTTAAGCTCACCAGAGTTTATACCCCAGCATGGCCACATAAATACTTCATTCTTTTCACCATATTTATGTTTACCTTCTGCTGACAAAGCATGTCTACTCACATAGCCATCTTGATTACATGTAATACCATTAGCACAAAGTACATCAAAGAACCTGTTAATAAATTCGATTGCTTTTTTCTGTGCCACAATAAGGTACTCAAGAGCAGTGGCTGATGCCGTTAAAGCTGTAGCTATTGCTGCGCCATAGTTAATAGCACATGGGCCAGTAGCTCCTTCAAAGTTTTCAGCCATCTTACGCAAGTTCTCAATTGCAATTTCTTCCATAGCAATTTCAAGTTCAATCTGGTAAGTTGTAAGTCCACGAATACACCAGTACAATTGATAAATCTTACCTTCAACTTGAAGTGATGTTACAGACTGAGCAACACAATTAGCAACAAATTGATGCTCTACAAAACCAGGACCTGCCATAACACGCTGTTGGTCAGATGTACTATAGAACATGTCAAGTGACTTAACACCTGTTACAACGCTATTATTGCCTTGAGAAAATCTTGATTTTGTAGCTATATTTGTTGATAGCATATCTGAAACATTATCAGTTACATTATCCAAGAACTTACGGCCAAAATCACTTACAGCAGATTGGTTTTGTTCTTCATTGAGACTGAGCTTTTCATTTGTTGTATCAACAAGTGCACCAGCAAGAGCTGTGATAATTACAAGAAGTACTCTATCAGACGTTGCAAAACTGTTGTAGGCTTCTTGTGTAAACTTCTGCTTGTCAAATACAAAACTACTTGTCAAGACAGGGTCTGTCTGCTTTTTCTTTTTATCACTGATACCACTATCTGTAGCACTGTTTTCTATATCTTTTTCTGGTGGACTTTTTGAGCTGTTATAGTGAACATAAGCATACTGTCCAAATGTCTGCTGAAGGTGTACAATTGAACCAAAACGTGGAGCAATAGAGTAAATCATTGGAACACCAAGTAAGCCACAGATAGTGGTCCATACCGTTCCTGCACTACCTTCAAAAGTAAGCATTGATGTAAGTGGAGATGCTTGTAGTATAGTATCACCAACAACAGCTGAACAAAATGACGGGCTTTTGTAGGACGCAGTATAATTATTTGTCATTGGTAATATCTGCTTAGTAAACGTACCGTCACCAGCATACTTTAAGTGCGACACAATTCCATAAAGTTTAAGCTGTATATACCATTGCTGTTCACTTGTACCTACAACCTTTGGGTCAATTTGGTTTATCTTATCTTTACTACCTACTTCATATGCAGCATCAAGGTCATTCAGATCACGTTCTGTAAGAGACTGTAGCGCTGACAAAGGCTGAACTATACTATTGAAACCTTTTGTCGTGTCAAAATAATCATCAGGAATCTGGCCGCCTGTTAAATCGCCATGCAAGCCAACATAGCCATATCCTTGAATACAGCATTCGATTGTAGTTGCTTTAAGATTAAATACAACAGTCCATTGGTCAAAATTATTAGATAAGTGAATACCAATAATAACTCTATCGTCAGTTAAAGTATTTGACCACTCAGCAGCAGATATAATCTGATTATTAGTGAGAGGATTATACGTATTCAAGTACGCTGTACTATTAAGTACACTAACATCATTAAGCTGTTTACCAATGTCTCTGTTACGTACAGAAATGTAAAATGTAGCTACTACTTCAAACTTTTTACGGATATTGAGCAATGTTACATTTATCTTACCATCTTCTTCTTTGAGTACTACCAACAGCGCACTGTGTGAGTCATTATAAACATTTGTTACAAAGTAACGCAATATATTAGTAGGCAAAATATTTGAACGGATAACTTCATACACTTTTTCAAAACGGTCACCGTTCCAATCATCATACTCATTTGTTTTTCTTTTAAGTACAAAGTTCTCTTGATTAAGTTCAAGTACATATGAATCATCTACCCACCAATAGTTCTCAACTTCAACAGTTGTATTCCACTGTTGTCGTACAAGTTGATATAATGGGTGCTGAGAACTACCTTTGATGTAGCCAATTACTTTATCTTTGTTAGTTCTAATGTCTGTGCTGAGTACTTTTACACCTTCGTTCTTGCCCTCAAAATCTGCAAGGTCAACTTCATAACCTCTAAATGTAACTTTACCGTTAACAACATTAGTCAAAGCAACTGTAAATATAAGTTCAGATTTATGTTCAACTTTGAGATGCTGTATATATCCAACTGTGGTAACTCTTACCTCAGACTTAGGACTTATTACCTTTTGCTGTACATAATCATATTTTACAACAGCATTGCCTTTCTTGAACACTACTTGTGAACCACTTGCACTTTCAATAGTAATATCTGCATCACTTGACTTGTAAAATCTAGCAGTGTTATTTTTGAAAATCAAGTCAAGCAACATACTTACAACAGCAGACTCATCAGAACCACCTATATTTGTAACAGTGAGCCTATCAACATTTGGATTGTCAACTATGACAATATCTCCTGCACTATACAAAGTCTTCTGACCAACGACATCATATGTAAATGGAACCTCAACGTTGTTGATTTTTAGCACTAAATCCATTAACATAGTTTCAGGGTCAAAGTCGCCAAGTGTTACCACAGGTACAACAAGATTTTTATCGTCACTAAAATACTTATGCTGTGAGCCAAGACTGTTTGTTACTACATAAGACGCAAAAACGTTTACTGGAATCTTATATATAGTCGGTGTCCAATTTAGCTTAAGCATTGGATAATCACTCTGCAAAGCAGACATTCTACCAGAGGTATTAGAAATCTGTCCACCATACACAATACCAGGAATATAGTACGAATATGTAATTTCGTTATTCTGACTATCTACAACCTTCTTAGCATACCACAAGCACGAGTCATCACTGGTACCTTCAATCTTAAATACAACATTTCCACCTCCCTGGCTATCATCAGGCTGTTTAGAGTTCTCAGATACTTTGAAAAAAAGTACTGATTTATCAGTATCATTGCGATCCCAATAAATCTTACTAGTATCTGTCAAATCAGCTGTATCAACTGGAGTAATTGTAAATGCACCATTTTCATTGATATTTGATGTTTTTCGCATCTCAGGGTATGTGATACGTGTAGCAGAATGCCCCCACACAGGCCATGCCAGTTTAACACCGTCAATAACATCACCAGTAATATAACATTTAGAAATTTGTTCAACGCCATTAAGAGAAGCTCTAGATACTTTTACAGAGTTCTTTGTATATGATATAAGCACGTTGCTGAACCAGTTCTTGCTTGTTGGATCGAGTGGCGTCCAAATATATTGCCAACCAGCGTTTACATCCCATATTGCCATAAACGAATAGTTAATACCTAGTGCTAACGCTGCTGACGTAAGTTCAGCAGACGTGCTTATTGAGGCAAAACGCACTTTGTTATTTACACCTTTAATAAGTGTCTGATTTGTAGCTGAACCAAAGTAGTACGGCAAGCTATATGCAGTATTATTTACAACAAGTGAACCTTTTTCATGTTCAACGTTACTTGTATATTCACTACGTGCATCTTTTGTATGATGATATACAAATGATGTAAGTATGTAGCCAGCTGCGTCATTGTACATAATTAGACCAGATGTAGCGCCATAAGGTACAGCATATTTATCATGTACATACACACCAGGAGTAACATAATTAACATCAGGCTTTACGTTTGTTAAAAGCTCAATCTCATTATATGACGTGTATGTTACGTCACTGTATATATTCTCATTGTCAAAGTAATCTGTCGGACTTGTGTAGCTCGGATAGTACTTATTCCACTGCTCATCAAATGATTTCTTCCACTCAGCATAATCAGTCAAATAAGAGAAATCATCTTGTGTTTTATAGTCAAAGTCATATCCTGCACGATACTGCTTAACTACACGTGTACGATTATAATTTTCATTTTCAATAATACACTTATCATTTGCACTTATATCTGCGTCATAGTCACCTAAAACATTAGCTCTGAACTCATCAAAGTCATCAATATAATTTACACCATCTGTCCAATAGACACCTTCAATTGTCTCAGTGCCAAGAGTAAGATTAAATTTAGGAACTTTTTCAAATGGCCAGAAGTTATCTTCAGAATCATCTACACCTACAGTCTCATAAGTACCACCAACATATCTACCAGCATCATAGAGTTCCTCATAAGTTTTAGCAGGTTGTGTTGCTGAGTAACTAGTGGTTGAACCTGTAAGTGTAGCAATAATTGACATATCTACAGGGAAATTATCCTCTATAAACTGTTCATCATCACCTGTATCTGTATTATCCACATCACCTTTAAGTTTAATTGACAAAATGTCTGAGATGTCCGCAGTGGTGTACACACAGTTATTTTTATCCGTCCAATCATATGGGTTATTCTGTTCAAAGTAACTTGTTGCTTTGAAAGTAAACGAACCCCATGTATAAACGTCACCAAGCAAATTAGTAAGCAGTGCAGTCTTTTTACCACGTAAGTTAGAGTACTGACGTGACACACTAAACCAAACATCACCAGTGTTTATCTTATGCTTAAGTGGCTGCCAGCCAGTACTCTTTTCAATAGTGTTACCTACAAGAATCTGATTGAAACGATAAGGCAAGTTAGTAATAAACTGAACGTATGTAGATTTACGTCTATAATTGTCATTAAGCACCTGCTCACCTTCAGAACCATAGACATTTATCCACTTTACTTTTGTATTAAGACCAGTACCAACTGATACTGCGACTTCATAATTATCGACATTATCACATTTCTTAGCATTTGGGTCTGGACGTTCTACTGTAAAACCACATGTTGCCCATAGTGGAAGTTTCCAATCGACTATTACACCATCCTTATCTTCAGCTAACAAAACACTTTTGTCTGACGTAGCAGAGTAAAAGTCCCATGGGAATTTTGTAGACGGATTAGAGCCAATAGTCATCTGCTCGTTTGAGTTATCTTCAAACCATATACTTGTAAACTTCGGATAGTGCTTTTCAAGCGTGTAGCTGATGTTTACTTTCTCATCATTGACGCTTGCGCTATAATCAAATGTAAGCAGGTTATTGTCTGAAATAGTCGGATTAAGTACAACACCTTCAGGCGTAGTCATTTCGTTTGTATCTACGTTATATCTATAGTTACCCCATAAGTAATCTGTACCGTCAAATGAACTCATCTTGGCAGTCGTTATAGAATCACCTGCCATTTCTGTAGCAATATACAAATCAAAGTCAAGTGATAAATCTTCAGCATCATCAGATACTGTTACTGTAGTTGTGTAGTTAGCATTTGTCTTACTTGCAATTGAAAAACCTTCAGTTTCCATGTTAAGCTGCTGAACTCCAGGATCCCATGTAATACTGAACTGTTTACCGTTAAGCATACCAGTAATTACATTACCGTTAATGCTTACGTCGCCTGTAACAAGAACATTAGCAGGTATTACAGCAAGGCTTGCAGTTTCTTTAAGAGATTCTTTTGTTGGATATAGTGCAAGTAGTTTTGCATATTCATTTAGATTTGACAACTGCGCCCATGCGTTATCAGACAGCTGCTTACGGAATGTGTTATAGTCAAAGTTGTAAACATTCCAACCTGCAGCCCAACCGTTCTTTTCAAAGCGTAAACTGTTTGGCAAGCACTTACCTTGGTATCTTTGCCAATTATGCTGGAACGTAGGTTGCGATATAGGCACAAGCATATCACTTGTTGAAATTTCAAGTCCTGACTCAAGATTTATGTTTTGTTTGTTTCCGCCTTCCATTGATGTTTACTCCTTTTACCAGTGTCTTACTAAAATAACTACTACAAAACAAATAATCAGTAACGTAACAATCTCAGCCATTATATCTGTACCTCACCAATTCTAACAGATTCAACGAACGCTGCAATAAGGAACCTGTGTAAAGCATCAGGCACTGTAATACCTAATGCTTCAAATTTAATCAATGTAGCAGCGCACATAAGTGTTACTTGTTGCCAGTCAACATAATATGGCAACGTTTCAAAACTTATTTCGCCTTTGATTATCTTAAGCACACAGCGTGCAGTAGCAAGCTGCAGATAATCAATTGGCTCCTGTCTTGACTTGTCTTCATCTGACAAAGGGTCATTCAAGTGCACAGGCTTAAGTGATATGTAAGCAGTGTCAATAAGATTCTTTACAGCATCCCAATCCATGTTGTTATCGTTACGTTTGTAGCCTGCATTATAAATGATATATAAACGCAGAGCATTAGCAATGAAATCAGACAGAGCAGAAAGCTGCGCCTGGAATACACTATCACGTGTCTGGTCAAGAGCAACTACTGCAGCAGCTGACCTCATATTCTCCATGTCAAACGAAGCATTTTGAATACCAGCAAGTTCATACATTGCTGATTTATAATCCTGCACTGTTCCATTAAGCTCAGGGTCAAGTGGCGTAGGATTTATAACTGTCATGAGAGAATCAATAGGTCTCTGTGAATCTACGTAAAGACATTCACCAGAGCCATTAGTGATACTCTTCATAGCAAGCTCGACGTCTGAGTTAAATACAGGCGTCGCGCCTTTATACATTCGGATAAGCTGCTGTTGCTTAGCGTTAATCTTGTTAATCTCACGCTGCATTGGATAAAGCAAGTCAAACAAAGATGCACTTGTTGTATTATTAAATCCTGTGTCCCAACGCATAACAGCGACAAGCACTTCTTCGAACGGATATTCTTTTTCAGGCATTGTCTTGCCGTCAATTGTAACGTAGCAAGTCTGTGTCAAACAGTTAAAGTACATACTTAAGTCTACAGATACTTTGCCTGAAATGTTTTCAATCATTTCTGCTTTCTGTTCATTATCCAAATCCTGCAGATAAATCAACGCCTGAGCTGCTGGGAATGCATAATCACGGTAAAGCATCTGAGTTATCTTATTCTTATTCATCTGACTTTCAAAGATGCCAATCTCATAGTCATTCGCCTTACAAAGTTTTCCAGTATACGGGTCAATGAAAACATACGAAAAGCTAAGAATAGCAGAGTCATGGAATACATCAATACACGTTCTGTTGAACTTGTCTTTGTTGATATACATACGCAGAATACGTTCAACTTCGTCTTTATAAATTATGTACTCAAAGTTCTGGTCTTCAGAAAGCAGGTAAGGCACAAATTGTATAGTACCAAGCCGTGAAGTTACTTGGTCAATAATCTGCTTAAGGTAATTTGTAGAAATACCTGTACCAGTATCTGTACGTTCCTGGTCATGCCAAGTAAACGGAGACGCATTATACGAAGATATAGCCCAGTCACTATGCTTCAATGACGGAAACATCTTGTTATAGAAAGCACAAATCTTCAAATACTCTTTCGAATACTTGTTTTCTATAATAGAGGCAAGTCTATGAAAGTCAGTGTCGATTGCTTCGGGTAATTCCCACTTGTGCGAATCTTCACCAGGATACAAGGTTGGACGATTTACTTGTAGTACTGGGTCAAAAACATAGTGCATTCCATTTATAGTCATGTTCTACCTCATCCTACCGGAGCATGGTCAGCAATGAATCGCTCAATAGCAGCCTGGTCATCAAGTTTATTGAAAATATCATTGTCGTTGTTAAACCCATGATAACTTGCATTTACAGATGTAATACGCAGCTTGTACCCTGAAGGATTTTCAATCTCAACAGTTATATCCTGATTAAGTTGCTGTGCAGCATTCTTAATCAGGTATTCAAGAAACTCAACAGACCACTGTTGTTTATTGAGTATGCGCAAAGCTTTACGACGCATAGCTTGCTCATGATGTATCTCAATTATTCGCCGTAACAAGCTAGGTTCTTTATTTTTATTGCCCATAATATTTACCTTATACCTTTATATACAAAGTGTAAATGTGCAAAATTGCCCACGCTTTAATTAGCAGGCAACAGCATCCAATGGTCTAACACTTTGCTTAATTGTGAATATATATTTTTTTCGATTAGCTAATCAAATCTCAACTTGAATTTCGAAAATTTTCCAAAATCCAAATTAAAATCCATTAGCTAATCAGAAAAAGGTTATATTTACAATTCAGCCGAGTGTTTCACTTTTTGTTGTTTTTGTTCAAATTAAACCGCAAGAACGTTCCATAAGCAATACCTCATAGCTGGTAACAAGTCAGGATGGAATACTTTATCGTCAACCTCCGAGTATATTTCTCCGTTCGGTCCTCTTGCCAGTACCGTTGAAACACATTCATGCTCAGCCTTGCCACCTTTCATGAGTAGTAATCTTCCTGTACGCTGTAGTTCGTCAATCTTGTCCCACATAATTTTTTTGTCAGTCTTGTGGGCATTTGCAATCTGCATGCTTAATGGTTTCAAACCAGGGTCATCAAACTTACACTTCAAAGCAAGTTCCTGTGTTACATGCTGGTCGTTATCATCAGCGTCCCACAGAATACGTTTATTTGCTTGCTTAGCACTTTCTGGGTTGCTATAGTCAATGTTGAAGAATCCAAGTGCTTTACCCCATGCTATCATTACCTGCTGCTTGAGGTACTCCAACTGTGACATAGTTCTGTCTTTAATATCAAGGCGTGAGAATTTACACTCAAAGAACTCATAACCTTTACCTTCATCATCAGACCATGCTATACCAATAATGCAGTCGTTATCTGATACGCCATAATCAACGCCAAATAGAACACGTGAAATCTTCCACTGTGGAATACCTTCTGCTGGGTCGTATACTTTGTAGTTTGGATAAAGCAACAAGTCATCGTCATACGCCCATTCACCGTTATATTCACGGCGAACGAAAGGCGTGTCCCATGTCAAGCCTTTTTCTTCAATTGCTTTTTCAACATAGGCTTGTCGTGCTTCAAGGTTTACAGGATGTGGGTTGTCTCTCCATGTCCAAGCGAAGTGTGGAACTTCCCACGTCTTCCACGCCATTTCACCAAATGTACCTTTGATACTAGGAGGTGTTCCTGCGCAAAGGAACTTATAATCATCAGCATAGTCCATCTGCATCGGCTCAAGAACTTCACGCTTAAGATATTCCAACAAGTCTGATTTCAAGTGGAAGAACTCGTCGATTACGATTACCTTTGCACCTTTACCACGTATTTGGTCAGGGTCCTTTGTGTTGCTAAGACCTCGGACAAGTATCTTGCTACCATTGTCCATATGGCGCCAGTTAAACCGTTTGCCACGTTTATCTTGCAAGTGACATGCATCAATAATCTTGTTCATTGCATCGTCAACAATACCTTCTGTAAGTTCCATCGTTTCACCAATGTAGATACATGTGGTATTTGGTTTACGCATACATTCAACCAGGCTGCATGCTACAAGGAAGTGCGACTTTCCTGCACGTCTAGAACAACATACAAGTATCGTTCCATTGCCAGCATTAAGTACTTGCAGCTGCTTGTCGAATAGTGTATGCAGAATCATATAGATATTGTAAGCATTATCATATGAAAGTTCTGCAACCTTACTCTCACCTGGACGACCATCAATGCGGTCAATAAGATAAGTTATTGCTTTTGTATCATGATGCATTACAGCATTCATGTACAGTGTTCGCAGCAATTGGTCACGTTTTTTGTCAGAGTCAAAGTTAGCACTAACTGCGTAATCTGTAACCAGGTCAAGTTCTTTCTTAGCCTGTGTAATACGCAGCTCGATTGCTTTAATTTGGTTCTTAGAAATAAGAACAGCGCCATCTGACGTATCAATTGTGCCAGTTAATGCTGCTTGTGTCAAAACATTCGTCCACTTGGCATAAGACATTTCCGCGCACATTACAGCATATTCAGGGTCTTCTTGAATAAATAAGACAAGAGGCTTTTGATTTGCTGAAGCTATCTCATAAATACTATCAAGCCCTTCATCAACATTATGTCTCTTTTTAGATGCATACCACGGCAATTGAACTTGCTCATTTAGCATCTTACGAGATTGTTCAGTAAAAGATGTATCACGAGTAAACTCATCAGTAGTTATTTCGTTCTGCACCTGTTCAGCTTCAAGGACTTGTAATGTATTTTCTTTCATATAATTACCTTATATTTATTTTACAGTACTTCGATAAAATCAAATTGCTTAAAGATTTCACGCACCTGCTCTATGCGATCATTAGACACACGAATCTTCATGACAGTCTTGTCTGACTTAGCTTTGACCTTCACATTACTTGTAGGCTTTGACACAAACTTGCTAATAGAAGGTGCTTTATAGTCTGGAATTGAGACACAGAATTGTTTGTAGCCTTGCTTTGTTATTTTTCCATAGGAAGATGTAATCTGCAAAAGTGCTTTACGTGCATCTGCTTCTGTGTCAGCTTCAATATAGACACATGGCCAGTCAACACTCAACAATTCAGGTTCTTCACCTGCCATTCGCATCAGTACTTCTTTTCTGCCATGCCCGTCAAGAAGATAATTTTTACCTTCATGTTTCCACACTGCAAATGGCATCATCAATCCTTCGTTCAATAACGACTCTTTAAGTTCGTTGAGATCTGCATCAGTGCGCTTTTTCAAACTACCTTGAAATGCAATGACTTCAGTTATCTTAATGCTATCCTTTGTAGTACAGTTAATTTTCACCATAATTAGCTCCTTATTTACATTTTAATATAAGCTAATGTTTTTGTATACGTTATTAGCTAATTGAAAATATCCGAAAACATGTTATATAGAAGGAAATTTATAAGGTATGTTCACATTCAACCTGAAGCATGATACAAACAGCAGCAGCGATAAGAGCAGGTTGTACAGCACCAACAGCAATTGTTTAATCATACTTCAAGTTAAGTTAAATGTGAATGTGTACTTTATACTATTTTAATATTTTTTTCAATTTGAGCTCGGACAATCCGGCCATTTCAAAATTAAAATTGAGACCTTCGAAAAAAAAAGTACACATTCACGTTTAAGCTCGTAGTATGAGTCGTGCGTGAAGCTGTTGTTGTGTGACATGAGTCGTGCGTGAAGCTGTTGTTGTGTGACATGAGTCGTGCGTGAAGCTGTTGTTGTGTGGGCCGCTGTTATTTGCCTATGCTTTCTGGCCCTGGGGTTTTTGGGTAATTTTCAGTAAAAAAAGTTTCTGGATAAGTTTTTGTATTCACCTAGCCACAACTGCTTAATAATATCAAACGGCACAAGATGCACAGTTAAAAAATAACTTGGGCAATGTGCTGCTGATACCTGGAACCTTGGTTCCAAACACTGCTCATGACTCATGGGTCAGTGAAATACAACTCACTACAAGCGCCCCATAACGCTCTATTTATGGGAAGGAAACACAAATGGCTAAAGAGCTTGACACAACATTCGAGAACAGCACTGGAATCTTCGCAGACCCAGTAACCAAGGAACTCCTCACAGGAAATGAGGAGCGCGTGCAGACTTGCCCAGATGCAACAACATTCAAGTACCCAAAGATTAAGGCTTCAGACGGCAAGGAATACAGGCTTGCTTCAAAACTCTGGAACCGCACAGAAAAAGATGCTTACAATGCTTACAAGGCAGGCACTGGCACAAAACCAAGTGCTGGTTCTTCTAAATCAAAGATCGACACAACTTTGATTGACAAACTCGATGAGTTCTTGAAGACAGCCTTGAAAGGCAAAGACCTTGAGACTGCTCTGGAACTCACCAAGGCACTCAGACCTGAGGATCCTGCTATTGCCAAGGCCAAGAAACAGGTTGCTAACATGACTGAGGAACAGAAAGCACTCTTCATGCAGCTGCTCCAGTCAAGCAACTAACACAGTTTACTTCCTGAACACCCTGAAAACATGGCAATGTATCAGGGTGTTTGGATGAGTAAATTGACCCAAGAACACAGTGTATCTCTGACCTCATTTATTGATTGTTAATCAGAAAAATGAGCAGACAAACCTGGTTCGGACAAAGATATGTACACACATTGCACCAAGAACGCAGTGAATCTCACTGCACAGTTAGACATGGCCTGTGCTGAATTGAAGCAGCTTATAAACAATCCATTTGCCATTGAACGGTATATCGCATCTAAGATGGAGCATCCTGGTTGGGCAGAAATGCGGAAAAAGTCATCAAGAAGGATGAGATAACCAGTTCACTAAATATTTCACATCACAGTGCATAACAATCTGTATTGTGATGTGAAATTCAGAGCTCTTTTAATACTTTTAGGAGGCGTGACATGAAATATTTCAAAGAAGAAGATTATGCCAGAGTTGTTGATATTTTTCAGGGAATGACATTGACTGTTGGAATACAGCAAGACATTGTTAACTTTATGAGTGAAGATGCTATCTCTTATAAGCGCATTAGTGTGAGTAAGAAGGTTGTCACAACTCTTGCTAAAATGAAGATTACAGCAAGGAATCCAGAAAACTGTCCTAGCTGGTGTTCAACTTTGTCTGATGGTTCTCAGATTGTCTGGAACAGAAAAAATCAGCAATTCTATCACTTGGGAAGTCATGATGCCGTTACAAAATGTTGCTACCATGACTGGAAAAGTTTATTCCCAGAAATTGACTGGACTACAGACCTTGAATGGCTTACTGACAACATGTATAATTGGCAGTTTGCACGTAGGATGCGGATGCTTTTGGAATGGCGCCAAGGCAAAATTAGCACACTTAACAACTTTGCACGTTTTTAGTTCATGACACTCTGATACACATTATGCAAAAATAGTGTGTATCAATGGTCTCATGACCAAAGGAGTAACAAATGTTACAGTTAGACATGGCCTGTGCTGAATGGTACACAATCATGTATGACTCACGCTACAGTCATCTTGGTTGGGTAGAAATGCAAAACAAATGTAGCGTGAGGGTAAAACAATGAAAATTATCATCAGAAACAAACTGTTCATTGTACTTGACAGTGCTAACAATGAAAAAGCCTGCTTCAAATCTTTTACAAGGCTTGCTGAATACATCATGGTTACTGAGATGGTGGAGGGCAAACAATGTTAAAAGAAGATAAGCCGTGGACAAAACGTGAGATGAAACTCGCTAAGAATCCTGTTGAAGAACTTGCTAAAGCAGTGATTTGGCAGTGGCATTTGGATGGTGAGCCGAAATCAGATTTGCCTGCTATAGAATACTGGAATAAGGTGTTGGAAAACGCCAGGAACTGAAAATGTTAGATGATGAAACAATAATCTTCCTAGTCGTGCTAGGAATAGCATTCGTGGTATTCGTGATTGTGCTTAACCCGTTCTTCTGGCAAGGATTCCGCAATGCCAAATTCTGGGATGAGCAGAAGAAACGTAAAGACACAAGTAACGAGGATGTTGAACCGTGGACAGACAGTACATGCTAGATATGATACGGATTCGCATAGGAGAAGTCGAGAAGAAATACAGAGCATGCTTTGACACTGACGGACCTAGCAAGAGTAAAGCTGGTGCTGCAGTAAACAGAGCACGCTGTATGAAGGAACTTAGAATACTTCGACTGCTCGAATATCTTATCATGCGCTGTCCGGAAACATTGACAATGGATAATGCAGATTTATGTGCTGCATTTGACCAACTTACAGAACCAAGCAAGAGGAAATGAACAAAGATGAGAATCAAACAGAATAAACTGGGCAAACCAGACTATGAGTACACTACAGTACTCAAAGGTAACAATGTTATTACACGTATCTATCATGAACCAGAATACTGTGTAATGATCGAAACACCAAAGGACAGACAGGTTTATCCACTCACTTTTGAACAGTATAGTAACTACTGTGACCATGCTGAAATGTGCATGTATCCCAACAAAGACATTCTTGCTATACGACTCACAAAAGCAGTGGAGAACGTGGAGCGGTTCAAGAATGACAAGAACCTTCACAGGTTTTGGCTTAACGTAGCAGACTGCTACAGAAGGAAAATACAGGAGGCGTAATAAATGAAGATAAAGAAATACGGTTACTGCGAGATGAACCCTGGTACTGAACTTGTTTTCGCTGTAATGATTCTTGAAACACGCAAGTTTGTTACAAGTATTGAAACACAGCCGCACAGGGTATGGAAATCTGAGGACGGAGAGCTTGCTCTTACGTGGAAAAAACGTAAAGCAGCGCAGGACTTTGCAATACAGCTGGCGTACCGAGGCTATCTTGGTGTTGTAGTGGAATGCTTCAAAAATGTGGAGGTAAGGAACAAATGACAAACAAAGATTTCGCAATCAAGCTTGCTAGCATGCTTGAGGATTCCGGTATCAAGGACGTGTGCATGAACTTCATGCATGAGCATCCTGAAATGTTCGTTGATACATACTCTGGTGATGGTAAAATCATGAGCATCAGTATGTCTGTAGCAGTTGTTGCTGATGAAAACAAGATTAAAACAGACCCAGGCTTTATTAACGTTATACTTGACAAAGACAATGTATATTCAAAGCATTACAAACACAACAATATGTACTGGAACGATAAAAGGATAAATGTCGATGAGCATTACAAGCTCGGCAGAAAGAAATGGCTTGTTGACCATCCAATGGGAACTGACCTCGAGAATGAGTTGTCTGACTGTGAAGTTGATAACTGGTTCTGTGAGCTACCGGATGAATTCACTGCTATTATCAATGATGTTGTTGTGTTTGAGCATGTTAATGCTAAATGGCTTGACAACTTTGTACAAAGCATCGACTGCAAGAATGGTTGCGTGCCTTATGAGGAAGATGGCATTGTACATCTTTGGGTTGGTGGAACCGGAATGGAGGGAAAAGACATTGTCATACAAAAATGAAGCAGCATTCAGCCACGCTCTCATTGAGCGTCTGAATAAAGAAGGAACAGACTGTGTGCGTCTTGAATCACACAGTACTGAGGTAGGAATACCTGATGTGTTTATTCAAGGTCACGGTCATGACTGTTTCCTTGAACTCAAGAACAAGGAGATTATCTACAGACCAGGGCAGGAAGCATGGCATAAGCGTTATTATGTAAAGCATGCTAGACGTAAATCAGTGCTTACTCTGTGTGCACGTGATAGTGGTATCTACTTTACTTCGCAGTTTGATAATGAAGTGCGTAAGATAAACGCAAGTAACTTGTCACGGTTCTTGTTCATAGCAAGTACACGCATCAGCTATGCAGAGACAAACAGGATAGCGCTTGTACATTGGGTAAACAAGTTCTGGCCTCAGTTCGATTGGGACCCTGATGTAATTGAGTGTGTGAGCGGACATCTGGACGAACCCTTTGATAGCAAGTACATGAACAGCATCAAGTACCAGTTGTATGAGGAGTTGGATTGTCTATTCACCGCTGAATTGTAAATATAACCTTTTTCTGATTAGCTAATGGATTTTAATTTGGATTTTGGAAAATTTTCGAAATTCAAGTTGAGATTTGATTAGCTAATCGAAAAAAATATATATTCACAATTAAGTTGGGGTGTTTCCCCTGCTACTTAATTAAGCTGGGTGTTTTTCTGTTGCTTGATTAAGTTGGGGGTGTTTTTGTTAGTTGATTAAAGTTTTTAGATATATTGATTAGCTAATAAGTTAAAATTAAAAATCGTTATGGTAGTATAAACCCATGATTGATTAAACACGTTTCTTTTTAATCTGATTTTCATTGACTGTGTTCGTTGAACATAGAAAACAGAATTAAAACAGAAACAAAACAAGGAGCATACCATGGAAAAGGTAGCAAACACAAAGGCGGTAGTCAAGCCGCAGACTAACGAGCAGGCGGCAGTCAAGCCGCAGGTGCAGGCTAACGAGCATGCAGCGGCAGTTGACGCAGAGAAACTTGCAAAGTTTAAGGAGCAGAAGAAAGCCGCAGCTAAGGCTTGGAAAGAGCGCAAAGACAAAGAAGCAGCGGACCGTGTTGAGAGCGCAAAGAAGCTCATTGAGTTCTTGGACAGCAAGAAAGTTGAGCTGCCGGCAGAACTCGCTTCATTCCTCAGTGGAATTGCAAATCCGACCACGCGTTCAAATGGTGGCAGTGGCAACAGCCTCTTCAACAAAATCTTCGGCGACTCTCCGAAGGTCGGTGACAGCGTTACGCTCATGGATTACATGAAGAAAACGCTCAAGTCAAAAGCAGACCTTGACCGCTACTGCAAAATCTGGGCAGAGAAAGGTACAGTCCTCGAGTTCAAGCCTGCTGCAAACATGCTTGAATCAACGTACACAATCAAAGCTCTTGCTTAACGATATGTCCGCCTAGTCTTAAGGGTGCCTAGTTCAATACTGGGTACCCTTTTTCTTTTTATGGGGAGCATATAAACTAAACTAAAACTATGGGGGTAAACATGGATAACGAGATAAGATTCGTGCATCGTGAAGAAACGTTCAATGATTTGGCTGTACGTGAACTTGCAGCTGGACGCTCAGCATGTATATGTCGCTTGCAGTTCGGTAGATGTACGCGCAGCGAGTGTCAGACATGCTCCATTGCTAAACAGTATACTGCTTGCTATAATCAGCTTACTGATTACGACAAGCAACGTCTTGCTACGTATGTAAGTGAGCAGTATAAGCATGACAGTCTGTATCCACAGAACTGGATGCCATACAAAAAGCTGTGCTTGAATACTATAAAATGGTTAGTCATAGGTTTTATATGTTTCTTGCTTCTTATTATACCTCTTGCTATGCTCGGAGCTCAGCCCATGAATGCTTACGGGGTAGATTATGAGCTTGAAAATAAAATCATGCTGACAAGCAGACGAGTAAGTAAGCAGGTTACAGACTTAAACGTAGATGGTGTGATAAACTGCATTGATTACACATGCTTGTGGAAAATACTCTGGGACAGACATTATCCTGATGATGCTTCAATTGCTACTATTATACGGATAAGAAACAGTAAGATGCACCACCTGTGTATTGGTATTTATGATGACTATTCTGATCTGATACTAGTTGAAACACAGGTTGTAAACAGAAATTACTATGTCAGTCACTGGTTCGCAGGCATGTTTAGTAAGCAGGACATCATATATGGTGAAACAAAGAAATGGCTAAGTGAGGTCAAAGAATAATGGGTGCTTATCATGATGCATACGCCAATCTTGCCGCTGCAATTTTGAAGCAAGGTGTGAGAGAAAATGATGTATCATTCCTTAATTCTGAATGGGCAGATACGCTAAGAGAAATGTGTAAAATGGACGACAATTTCTATGGTGACAGAGGAATACGTGAAACACGTGGTGTAATAGAATATGCTGGAGGTTCAATATGAAAGCAATAAAAATTAAACCGTTCTTAGAGACAGCTAAGGTATGGGCAAAGCAGAGTCATTGTGTAAGACTTAAGGTCGGTGCAGTGATTCTCAACAGAAAGACAGAACGCCTGCTTTCCATAGGTTATAACGGCACAGTATCTGGTGCTGTAAACTGTGATAAGCTGTTTGACCCGTATAATCTTATGGTGCATAGTTATTTGCAGGAATACATTCCTTGTGATTTGCTCAATAAGTTTGGCTGGAATAAAGTAACTGAAGAAGAATTCAAGCGGTTACATCACGAATTTTCTGAGAAGTACGAGGTGCACGCAGAGCAGAATGCTATCTATAACCTGCTTAAAACAAATTCTGCTTATGACCCAGAAAATTTAATGCTTGTTTGTACTACAGAACCTTGCTACCAGTGTGCTAAAGCAATTGCTGCTCTTGGTATTAAGTGCGTTGTGTTTGAGCATAGGTACGACCGCAATACAGAAAGTGCAATCAAGTTCTTTGGTACAATGGGGATTGAATCATGGCAGTTTTCAGAGTAAAAGAACATGACATCTATGTAGAAAAACTTGCTGAATATACTAATGGTATTCTTACAACGTGTGGGTTGTATAAGCAAGATGAGCTTGAGCCTATGGAATCTGGCATGGTATTGCCAATCACTTTTGATATTGAAGGTGCTTCTGAATTGCCTGTAAATTGGTTTGAGCTTGATTTTTGTGGTGCTAAACTACTTGATATTGACTTCATAGATAAGCATTTTGTGACTGATAAAGGTATACAGGACACAGTGTGTTTATATATGTTTAGCTAATACTTAAGTTATACTATTGGAGGTTATATAATATGACTATAAAGATTGCAAAGACTTAAGTGCATTAAACAGCACAAACAGACGATGTAATTTTATAATAAACAAAGGAGATGCAAATGGAAAAGCAGTTGATTGATGCTTTGGAAAAAGCAAAGACACCAGATGACATTGACGATGTGTCAAAGGCTATGATTGCAGCAAGAGTAATAAATGCACTTGTAAAAGTTCGTAAACTTACTGAACAGTATCTAACAAATATTGAAGCTGTTCAGAAAGAATACGCATGTGAACTGAAACTTGGCGGATTGGCTGTAGTGCTCAACGTTACTGATAGTTTATTATTTGGGAATGATGGACAAATGTGTATACTGGGTTCTAAAGACGACGTCTTGAAGAACATAACGCAGCTTACGGAGAAGGCATAATGGCTAATGACGCATATCACAATAGTACAGGGTATTTTAGAGACCCTGGAACCGAGCAGGATTTGACGGGCAACGAGGAAAGAATAGTCACTTGTAAATCAGGTGAACCGTTCGCGTGGCCGATGATTGCTCTCAGCAATGGAGAGCTTGTAAAACTTTGTTCAAGACTTTGGAATGCTGATGAAAAGCAGTGTTATAAAGAGTATAGGAACGGTGGTACGTCTGTTAAGTCAGAACGTAAACCCAAAGAACCTAAGCCTATAGAGACTAAGGTTGAACCTGAGCCAAAAGAACCTGAAGAACAAATTGTTGTTAAATATTCAGAAGAATCATGCACATCATTAAGCACACTTGCTTTGCTTGCTGAGTGTAACATGTGTTATGGTGTTTCTTTTATCAGTGGCATTATGTATGGCCTTGTTGGTAAGAGAGGTGACAATAAAATCCACCACATTCCGAGGTCATGCATACCTGATGCTGAGTGGGATAGACTTTGTGGAGCTGAATAATTATGGCTGATATTATTATACGTGCAGCAAAGAAAGATTATGTTTGCGATGTTTGCGGGCATATCATCAGAGCAGGTGAAGAGTACCTTGATAAGGTAATCACACACGATGGCAAAGCGGTAAGGCATGAACGGTACCATGACGAGTGTCCATTTGTCGATGACCTTAAGCTGCAGAAGTTCATTAGAACTTTCATGAACTCAAAGGATATAATAGCAGTGAATATGCACACGTGTAAAAAGTTCCATGTAACCAGTATAAACAATGGGCTGAATCTTAGTGTTGGATTGTTTGACTGGAGTTGGAACAGAGTTCCTGATGTTTCTATTGAAGAGTTTTTGAAGGAGTACGAATATGAATAAAACAGAGAAACAAATCCGTTTGTGCATGCGTATTTTGTACCGGCTTGTAAGACGCTGGTATGAGGAGCAGGGTATTACAAGTGATAATTGTCCTTATGATGGTATCAAGCAGTATGGTTCGCTTACGCTTGGCTATCATAATGATGCTGGTCCTGTGTGTAATCTTACTTTGAAGAAAAGAAGAAACCACGGTTTCGAGTTCATAAGTGAGGAAGAAAATGTCTAATTGTAGATGTCATTTTGACGAGCTTGAGTTTGAATATGGTGATAAGCTCTATTCAATTGAATGTACTGCGTATGGTACGTATAGTTATTACCCTGGTTGTATGTACATGCGTAATGGTGACCCTGGTTATCCGCCTGAAGAGAACTTTGATGTTGACAAAGTTGAAGCTATATGGCACGATGAAGACGGTAACAAAGTTGAAGAGACTAAAGACATGCGTGATGCTTTAATTGAGCATTTCGAAGATAACCCAGAATGGTTTGAGTTGGACGAGTCAGATTGTGAGGAGGTAATAAATGACTAGGATGTGTTTGTTCTGTAAATTATGGGACAAAGAACATCAGGACCCTGTGAGTAAAAAAGCTATGTGTTCATTGCTTGATATTGCTACAGGTCCTGTTAAGTGTTGTCCTGGCTGGAAAGAAGCAAGGTCTAAAGAGCAGATTGTAGCTGATGAAGCTGAGCGTGAAAGATTACTTGCACTTAGCAATAGGAACACAGCTGCTACACCAGTTGTTAAGGCATCTGCTATACCAGCTATTAAGGCACCTGTTAAACTGAAAACAAGCGCGGTTAAACCTGTTCATGAAACGGATTATGACCAGGAAATTAAACTGTTTGACCATCAGAAGAATGCACGCAACAAGTTCAAAGACAAAAATGAGATCGCTTTGTTCTTTGAGATGGGATGCGGCAAGACACTTACATCAATGATGATTATTTGCGACAAGTTTAAGGTTGGTGTTATCGACAGTTTGCTTGTTGTTGCACCTAATGACGTGCATAAGCAGTGGTTTGACGACTTGTGCAATGATGAAAGCACACTGTCCAAAGCAATTGCACAAGAAGGTGTTAACTGTATTGGTCAGATTATTGGTGGTCGTGGAGGTCAGAAAAAGTTCTACGACTTTGACGATAATGACGGTAAATTACATATTGTTTGTACTAATATTGACACGTTCTCGACACCACATAAGTGGGAAACACTGGTCAACTGGGCAAACAATCATAAAACCGCCATCATTATTGATGAAGCAACTGTAATTAAAAATCCGACAAGCAAGCGTGCTCAGCGTATGTTATATGAGTTTAATGACGTCGTTAAGCGTGGCAAGACAGTAGTTGCTTCAGTTAAAAAGAATCCTGTACGTATCGTGCTTACTGGTACACCAGTTACAAACGGTCCAATGGATTTGTGGGCAATCATGGAGTTCATTAAACCAAATTACTTTGGCCGTAATTACTATTCATTTATGAATTACTACGGCATGCATACTCAGCTGAGCGTCAACGACCGCGTAGTTAATGTTATGCTCACTGAAAAGACGTGGCAGGGTATTCATGAATGTCGTGATTACATGGAAGCATTCGGTGTATTTGGTTGCTCTGAGGACACATACATGACTGTCAAGCATCAAGACCATTACATGGGTCCGTACAAACATGCCGATGAACTTAAGATGCTGCTTGAGCCTAATGCTGTATTTGCTAAACTTGTTGACTGTGTTGACATGCCTGCTGTAAACTACGTGACAAAAGAAGTTCCACTATCAGATGCTCAACGTGCTTGTTATGAAGCAATGAAGCATGACCTGCTTGCTCAATACGAAACAGAAGATGGCACAGTTGAATCAACCGCTAAGAATAAACTTGTAGTTTCAATGCGACTTCAGCAGATTGCTTCAGGCTTTATTATGGCGCATGAAGTTGAAGAGCCAGATGAAGACTTGCCTATGTGGGCAGATGATGACTATGATATTAAGCCTGATAAAGTTACATGGCTTGGAGATACCAATCCTAAACTTGAGCAGCTTATGCGCGATGTCGATGAGCTTGACAAGCCAATTCTTATTTTGACAAGATTCAGTGCTGAAGCAGCAAAAATATACGACATGCTTAAAGATAAATACAGTGTAATGCTCTTCACTGGTTGGAAGACTGTTGGCTCAATGGAAGATTTTAAGCAGGGCAAGTATCAAATTATGGTTGCTAATACAAGTAAAGTTGCTCGTGGTTTTAACCTGCAGAATGCTCATGCAACAATCTACTATAGTAATACGTATAGTATGGAATTAAGACAGCAGTCTGAGTTCCGCACTTTCCGTATGGGGCAGAAACATCCTTGTACCTACATTGATTATGTGTCATGTCCTGTTGACAAGACGATTATGGAATCACTTAAGATGAAAAAGAACTTGCTTGAGTATATCCGTGAAAAGAAAATAGAGGAGATGTTCTAATACATGACATGTTCATTTGATTTGCGTCCATATATGGACAAACTGAAAGCAGCACAGGAAAATCCTGATGTTGAATCTGCACATGCTGATGCAGACCAGGCGCTTTGTGATTTGCTTAAGGCTCTTGGCTACAAGAAAGTAGTTGAGGAGTATGATAAAGTTGAAAAGTGGCATGCGTAAGGAGGATGATTAGTGAACTACAAGCAGCGACAAGACTTTCGTAAAACACGTAAATGGAAAGAGTTCAAATGCAAATGTAGGTTGCATACATCTAAAGATTTTATTACAAAGAAACCTTTGGAACGTGGCTGGAACCTGCATCATTTGGACCTTAATGTTTGCAGGTATGACGACTTGAGTGACATGAATAGATTTATGCCACTCAATGCAAAGACACACGAAATCATTCATGAGCTTTATAAGTGGTATAGCAAGGACCATAAGGTACTTGACCGCATAAAGATAACATTGGACAAAATGGAGGAATACACAAATGGACCTACTCAAAGGCTTAGCATTCTTGACAAGGAACTTGGTACAGCAAGCGACACTGTTCATGCACAACAAGACAGGAAAAGCGTACATCCTGCTGAGTGACGATTTGATTGAATGCACGAATGGTCGTGAAGAGCTTCACTACTGTCTGTATGCTAATCACGAAGGTAAAATCTTTGTCCGTGAGCGCACTGAGTTCTATGACAAGTTTACTAAATTGTGAATGTAAACTTTGATTAGCTAATAATCAAATATTTGGTATGTTTACGTTATAGTTGTTAGTATGGACGATACTAAACTTAAAGTTTTCCTCAGAGAGCTTATGGAACCAATATTAGATGCTCTTGTAGATAGTTCATTTAACATCTGCAAAACTATGTATAATGGTTTTCCAAAAGAGCTTCCTGAAGAAGAGAAACTCAAACACATTAGAACTGTGTTTGAAATGCAACAGCAAGCTATAGTTAAAGGTATGGAGACAATTGTGCCTAACGACTTAGCTTCTAAAATTAAGGAGGCCACTGATGGCAAAAGATGATTTTGATTACCTCAGCGAAGGTATTTCAAAAGAAGACAAAGGTGTTCTTAAGAACCTTTCTCAGATGGGTGAGAAACTTAAAGAACTTCAAATCAAAATGCTTGAAACTGCAGCAGCAGCAGACCAGGCTAAGAAAGCGTTTGAACACTATGCTAATGTAATTATTCCACAGGAAATGTTCTCAGCAGGTGTTGATTCAATCGGTCTTGCTTCTGGTGGCATGCTCAAAGTTAAACGTAACTTTTACTGTCAGCCAAATAAAAATGCTGAAGACAGAGCAAAGATTGTTAAATGGCTTCGTGAAAACGGTGGTGGTCATCTTGTTAAGCATGATGCTTCTGTGTCTGCTGAAGATATGGAAAAGCTCGAGCAGAACGGTATTCCGTTTATTGAAAACACAAATGTCAATACTACATCACTCAAAGCATTCTTGAAAGACAAGATTGGTGCAACGACTGGAGTGCAGCAGATTGCTATCGATGACATCCCTGCTTGTATTCACTTCCAGGAAGTTACAACAGTCGAGCTTGAAGTATAATGAGTGTTTGTCCACACTGTAAACATATCTTAATACATACTAGACCTGGTGGCTGGTATTGTTTTAAGTGTAATAAATTTATTAAGGAGGCTCTATATGAGTTCAAGAGCAGGAAAAATGGAGAAGCAGGTGCTGAAAGCACAGATGCCGGAACAGAAAACAAAGTCAGTGACGTATCGCATTGACGTCAATTTGGCTGGTGAAGGTGTCAAAACAACCTATATGGTAATCACGGGTGTACCTGAAGATTTGCCAGAAGAGTATGAGAACACGATTCGCCGTACAGCAGAAGCACAATTCTGTAATGCACTCAATGAGCGCAAGTTTCTTGAGTTCTATAATGAAGGTAAGAATGCTAATGATGAGCAGCCTAAGTTCATCAATATATCTAGCATGGCTTACATTCAGATCTTGTCAGTAACAAAAGTAAAATAAAATAAAACTACGAGGAGTTCATCGTGAGTAACTTGTACGATGATGTATATGGCTTGTCCTACAAAAATGCTGAAAGCAAAATAAACATTCTCAATGCTGAAATTGCTAATTTTGTAGGACAAGGTTTCTCCTCACCAGAAGAACTTGAACAATGGGCACATGACCACTTGCTTGACAAAGTGGTTTATATGACTATGAATCACAAGTTCTTCTGTGTTTCACATAAAGGAGAACTTCTTACACAATCAGACTTTATGAACTATTATAGGTCTGTATTATTTTCTGTTGAAAGACATGGTTCAAAATACATAGAAACGCCTTGGGTACCTGGGGGATTCAAGTTTTATGATAAGGCATATATTGCCGCTGAACAGTCTGATGGAATACATAAACCACTTTTCTACAGAGACTATGTAGTTCCAAGTGGTTATTACAATGAAGAGCGCGATGCTTTTAATGTGGCAAAACCTTTTCCAGTATTTGCTAAAGAGACTGGTAGAGATACAAGTCATATATACACATATATACAACACATTGCAGGCGAGTGCGCTCCATGGCTTCTTGCTTGGTTGCGTGCTAAGATGCTTCATCCGAACGTCAAGACACAGGTTGTTCCAATCATAGTGTCACGTGCGCAGGGCTCTGGTAAAACTACATTTGCTGAAGTTATTTGTAAAGGTCTCTTTGGTAAGGACAATGTCATTGTATCAGACCAGTATGATGCTACAGCAAGGTTTAACGCAGACTATGCAGATGCTCTTATTGTCTGTCAAGAAGAAAAAGAAGAGACAGATAAACGTAACCCAGCAGGTGCTTTGAAATCACGAGCAACTGCTACTACAATTCGTAAAGAGCAAAAAGGTGTTGACCCTATTTATCAGGAAAGCTACACTGACTTCATTATGACTACAAACAAAGACGTGCCTATTAAGTTTGATGGGCGCGAGGACCAAAGGCGGTTTATGATAATGGAAGCAGATGAACACTTCACTAGAAAAGAGTCATCATTAGCCGATGAAGTATTCTCAAAGCTCTACGGCTATGATGCAAACTATAATAAAGTTGGAACACCGTTCCAGGATGACAAGGACCTTATTGCACAGTTCAAACATGAGCTCTTCACAAATGAAGAAATTGCCAAGATAGAATTGCGTAAGTTTCCAAAGACACCTGCTTACAACCGTTGCTTTACATTACCGCGTACTACTGAAGCAACTGAGATTGAATCTATCTTGCGTGCACTTGCTCCATTTATCAGACAGAGTTTGCTTAATAATAGTGTTGTTACGCAGCTTGAAGATGGTAGAAAGCTCACAGATGTAATCAGTTGTGAGGGTGCTATGCAGTTCATGCCTGAGTATAAGGACTTCAAGAAGTTTGTAGCATTATGTAGGCCTCTTGTGTTCTACGAGATGGGCAGTATGAAGCCATATCCACATTCAGTTGTTGAACGTGGTGTGCTTGATTGTGCACCATGGTTGTTGGCTGACTTTGACATCCTCATTGATTCAAACATGGAGCCAATGCCTGGCGGTTTTATGAAGATAGCAGGGCGTTACCGTATGTCACCTACTGCTAGATTCTACCTTGCTAAAGATGCTGACAAGCCTAAAGAAACAATTATACAGCCTAGTAAACCTGTAACACAGGCAATGATTAAACCTGATGAACGTATTGGTACGCGCCTTCGTGTTAACAATAAGTTCAAACTTGATTCACGTGGCTGTTTTGAAACTGTAAATGAAATGAAGCCTGGTACAAGAGACTTAACAAATAAGTCGCAGAATGTACAGTATATGGATACGTTCTTGCTTGAATCAGATGAAACTTCACATCTTAACAAGCAACTTGAAAAGCAGAGAGCAGAGGAGTGGGAACTTACAAATGGAACAGAACCTATACCAGCAGATTTACTCTATAGCGAAAGACTTCAATTTGCGCGTAAAGAAGCGGAAAGGTTGTTTAATGATGGAGTTGCCTGCCGATTGGTTTACTCCGGTGCTAAGTCGTATCACCTCCTTGTTCGTGTTAAAGATGTTCCTACAACGCTTGAGGAATACTCATGGCTCCACGCTTACCTTTGTACTAGCGTCTCGGAAAGGCTTATATTCGATGAAAGTACAAGCGACCCAGCAAGACTTACGAGAAGCCCTGTTGAGCTGCCAAGGTACAGTGTTGCTTACGGTATACAAGTTGAAGGAACACAAAAGTTATTACTCGAGGACTGGAGTCACGTATATGATATTAGATGGCGAGAGCTGTTTGACCTCTGGAAAAAGCGACCACTTAAAAAATCTGAGCAAACTAATGGTCGAAGGCTTATGCCTACACGTAAAGAGTATCAAGATGCTGCTGAAGCAATTATTGACACTACGTTCTGGACGGATAGCAAATGGGACGGAGAACGACAGCGATGCTTCTTCCCTGCATATCGAATCCTTAGATTACTTGGCTACTCACATGAGCAACTCTGGGACGAAGGAATCATGACAAAGGGTGTTGAGAAGTATAAGCATACTGATGAGATTCAGTATTGGAAGTCACGTGGCAGGTCAAGCATTGTACAGCAGATTGACCAGCAGATTGATGAGTACGAATCTAACTTAAACATGGAGGAATAAAATGGAAGAAGGAACAAATGAAGTTATCTTTGACGATCCTGTATGGGAGTATGTACTGGTCTCAAAGATTCAACCGTATTTACCAGCTGCACGTAAATGGTGGGAAAGTTACGAGAAACTTAAAATCGAAGGAACTGGTGTATTCCCACTGCAGCTTGACGATGACACAGTTATTCCACCTGGAATGAATATTCGTGTTACAAGCACACCTGTTCGTTCACCGATTAAAAACATCCAGGCGTTTCCATTTATTCCAACATCATACTTCCAGATTGTTGGTGTATGTGGTGGTGCAAACAAGATGATTACACGTGTGTGCAGCAAGGATGAAGGTCTGAAACTTGAAGAGTTCACGATTGTCGAGAAGCATAACTTGCCAAGTACCTATCACAAGGGACAGTTCATTGCTATCATACCTACTGACATTTATAACGGTGTTAAAGAACTTGGTAAGTATGTATACTTGACAATTCAAGAGCTTCAGGCTTTGGCAGCAGGTAAAGCACTAAAGTCAGTTCAACACAAGGCGTTGCAATATGCTTTGAAATAAAATAATTAGCTAATAATATATTTTTTAATATATTATTAGTATAGTTATATCATACTCGCATGAGTATATTAAATCATTTTGACGTGGTTTATTACAAACCACTAGGAGACATTATGACACAGGACATGTCATTTTTGGAAGACCAGGCAGGTGCCGGCCTTGATTCGATTACTGCTAATGAGCAGGCAATTCCTTATCTTGGTATGGTACAGCCAGATGGTCAGGCTGCAGCAGATGGTTCTACACCTGGTGTATGGCGTAACTCAGCAACCGGTGAGGAGTATGGTAACGTTGTCACTGTTGTACCTCTTGCTTTCAAAACAATCTGGAATGAACGCGAGAATGTTTCCCCCTTCAATACGGTTGGTCGCTATGAACCGCACAGTATCCAGGTCACAGTCCAGCAGCCGAAAGGCGGTAAGGGTTATCCGAAGATGATTAACCCTGACACAGGTAATGAAGTTCAGGAACTTTACATCTATGCTGTAATGCTGCCTGAGCATCCTGAAGCAGGTGTCTTGCTGTTCAACCCGACTGTAAGTTCCATGAAAACATGCAAAGCATGGAACACACAGCTCAAAGGACAGATTCTTCCAAACGGTATGCAGGCTCCAATCTTTGCTTACTCGTGGGACCTCGCTTCTGACTTGGTCGACAACCCGCAGAAGAAAGGTGCTAAGATGGCAAAGTTCGTCAAGGTACAGAAGAACGCAGTTATTCAGCGTGAACTCTTTGACACTTATGTCAAACCGCAGCTCCCTGCTATTCAGCAGACAGTACTCAGTATCACATCTGATTCAGACGCAGCAGCTGAGTAATTAAACTAGGCCCTGGCAATTCTGCCAGGGCTTTTCTCAAGGAGATTACAGTGGTAGTAAATAACAATGTAAATATTAAACCTGGTGTCAAGCATGATGAACACAAAAATCGTCTTGACTTGATTGAGCCAGAGTTTATTGAAGGTGTTGGTGAAGTTCTTACTTTTGGTGCTGATAAATACGAAGAGAACTCATGGCAGAACGTGGATAACATGGAAAATCGTTATTACGCAGCAGCAATGAGACACTTGCTTGCTTACCGTAAAGGTGAAAAATTTGACCCTGAATCTGGTTTAAGCCACCTGTATCATGTAGCATGTAACATGATGTTTCTTGCACACTGGGAGCGTGAAAATGGGAAATAACACTTCTGTACTTGACATTTACGGTGATTACCGTGACATCGACCTTAACTACGGAATGACATCACAGGACTACTTCGTTCACATGTTGCGTTTCAGCAAGGTTGTTGACATGCTCCATGGCAAAAATATATTTGATATTGGCTGTGGTAAATATACAAACCTGCTTAAAGCACTTTGTATGATGAGACGTGGTCCTGATTACAAGTGCTATATTGGTACTGACTACAACAAATGTCAGCACTGGCGTCCTGATTATAAACCAATCTGGGACAAGACACTCTTGCTTGAATGCATGGACTTCACAAGCACTGAGGACGTCGACCAGATTATTGCGTGCTTGGAAGAGGTATTTGACAATCAAGAACCGTTCATTATCACATGCTTTGAGGTTCTTGAGCACATGGACTTTGAAATGCAGAATAGATTCATTTACAACCTGTCACGCATCCTTCACAATCCTAAATTGAACGTTGAATGCTGCTTGTTCAGTACTCCAAACCACAACGGTTCACCTGCTAAGAACCACATCAGCGAGCTTTCATATAAGCTCGAAGAAGAGATGTTTGACCACTATGGTATCACCATATGTCAGGCTCAGGGATTGTCTGCTTGGAAGAAGTTCTGTAAACCAGAAAACATCACTGCTGGACAGTTAGTTCCAACGTACACTGACTTTATGCCTGATGCTTTGTCAAAGATGATTTGGGGAGCAGCATTGCCGCGTCAGTTCAGTAATAACATTCTTTATAACTTGACTTCAACTAAAGAAGAACTCAAGTCTTATGAAGAACTTCGCAAAAAAGAATACGAATGGGAAGGTTACCGTCAGGGTGGTTCACACCAGGCGGAATGCGAGTTTTTGTTCAATAAGGAGGCATAACATGGCAGATTTAAGCGCGTATAACTTTACAGGTCGTCTTACAAAAGACGCACAGGTAAAAACACTTCCATCTGGCAAAGTCATTACAGAGTTTGACGTTGCTAACAACATCGGTTACGGTGACTATGCCAAGACAAACTGGCTTAAGGTAAAGATGTGGGGTGATCGTGGAGCAAACATTGCTCAGATCTTCAAAAAGGGTGCGTTGGTTGCTGGTTCAGGTACTTTGTCAACTGACGAGTATGACGATAAGAACGGCGTACACAGAACAAACATCGTTGTTACGGTTTTGGACCTTCAGATTCTTGCTAGCAAGAAAACGGATTCAAATGCTGCTTCAGACCAGCCTGATGCTTCAGACACTGTGTTTTAATTATTAGCTAATAAGGTAATTATATTTTAGCATATGTTAAGATGTGATTGCTTTAAGCGGTTCGATAGTACCTTAAACTAGCTTTATTCCATTTGCCAGAGATTCTTAGGAATATCGTAGTACAATCTTTGGGTTCTGCAATGGGCGTGTGACGAAGCAGAGTAAGGGAAGGTTGCACGTCCACCATTGTCCTATAGTGTAATGGTAGCACATCAGCTTTTGGTGCTGAGCGTACGGGTTCGAATCCTGTTAGGACAAATTTGGCATAATGTCTGCAACCATGGAAAGCGGACCATATTTATCTATTTATTACTAGGAGGCCAGCTATGGAGGAAATAGCACAACAGTTCGGTGAAGAACTACAAGAACTTCTTGACCGGTATAAAGACCGGTTATCTACCCCACAAATAATGCGCATTGCGCAGCCTATCTTTACTAAGACAATCGGATTCAAAGACAATCCAAAACGTTTCAAAAATTATAAAGAAATCAATGGTATTAAAGTACCTGCTGAAATGTTAGAAGAGCCTGATACATATTTCAAAAAGATATTGGAAGGAGAATGGAAATGCATAGACTAGTTGCATTAGACATTGAGACGTTCGACCCGAATCTTAAAGAGTTGGGTGACGGCTCTTGCAGAATGGACGGACGCATTCTGTGTTGTGGTGCATATGGTGATGGTATTAGCAAGGTATTTGACTTTGATAATCCTAATGATGTACATGAACTTCGAGACTTGCTTGCTGATAAGACAGTAGATAAGATATTTCATAATGGTATTTATGACTTGTCTTGGTTGTACTGTGGTTATGATATGCAAGTCAATGGTGTACTTCACGATACAATGACACGTGCTGCATTGATTGACGAGTATCAGTCGCTTGGTTTGGATGACTGCTGTAGACGTCTTGGTCTTCCTGGAAAGAACAAGAATGAAACAATTGAAGCATGGTTTGATGGTTGGCAGCAGCAGATGAAGCTCATTGCTAAAGCAGTTAAGAAGTATGGCGTGCTTGAAGATGGTACAATTTTTGAGCCAACAACTGGTGACTACTGGAAATTATCTGCTGTTGAAATGGAAGCATTACTTACTAAGAACTACTTGCAGGATGTGTGGAAGAATGCTCTTGTAGTGTGGGCTGACCCTGAAGGTCGTAGCAAGATGAAAGAATATAACTTGCAGGACTGTAAAGCAACGTACATGCTATTCAAAGCTCAAGAGCGTTATATGCGTGACCTTCAGCGTGTTTATAATCTTGAATGCAAGATTATTCCTATACTGCTCAGAATGAAGAAAGTAGGTATTCGTATTGACATACGACACATGCTTGAACTCACAGAAAAAGTTGAAGCAAAGCGAAATGAAGCTGAGCAGAAACTTATTCAGATGTACGGATTGACTGGTGAGATTATTAACAGTCCAAAGCAGTTTGGTGCTCGCATGAACGAGATGGGTCTACATAGTCCTGTAAAAACTAGAACAGGTAACGAGTCATGGGGTGTTGATGCTATTTCCCGCATACATCATCCAGTAGTTCCTATGATTGAAGAGTTCAAGAACTATGATGCTATCTTGCATAAGTACTTGAAAGGTTCACTTGCTGCTGGAGTTGTTGGAGACCGCATTCATTGTACATTCTATCCCATGCTGCGTGAAGATGGTGGTACAGTCACAGGACGTTTCTCTTGTAAAGCACCGAACCTTCAGCAGATTCCAGCACGTAATAAAGGTCATGGCGAAGACTTCAGCCAGGATATGCGGTCACTCTTCTTGCCTGAACCTGGCATGATGCTTGCTGCAGATGACTACTCACAGATTGAAGCAGTATTACTTGGACACTTTGCAAAAGGTCAGCAGGCTGAATGGTTCCGTGAGCAGTTGAGAGCAGGAGCGGATTTGCATAATATTGTCATGGGTATGACAGGTATGACTTACCGTCCTGTTGTTAAGACGTTTAACTATGGCTGTATCTATGGCATGGGTTGGCGCACAGCAATGGATAAAAACTACCTGCTGTTTGAAAAACTTGCTGCTCAGGAAGGCAAGGATGTTGAAACGTTCACGAAGGAAATGTATGACCACTATCATAAGAAGTTCCCAGTAGTTCGTGATACAATGCAATGGTGTCAGGAACTTGCTAAGTCACAAGGTTATGTTGATACTATGGGTGGCAGACGCTTGCATAAACCAAAGCCTGTGTTCGACCCTGCAACTGGAAAGATTAACGATTTCATCTACAAAATGCTCAATAAACTTATCCAGGGTACAGCAGCAGATATTCTTAAGCAGGCGCTTGTAACAGCAGATGAAGCAGGTATCTACGATATACTTACACTTCACTTGCTAGTACATGATGAGCAGGTCAACTCTGTACCGTTCAACAAAGAAGGTACAGAAGCAGCAGTTGAACTTCAGCAAATCATGGGTAATGCATTCAAAGACGAATTGCTTGTACCTATTAAAGCTGAATGTGAGCTTGGTCCTAACTGGGGTTACTGGTCTAACAAGATTTATCTTGAGATGCAGAAGGGTAACTTTGACCCAGCGTTCTTCCAAGCAGACTATAGGGAGACACACTAATGGTAACGCATGCAAGTTTATTTGAAACTATTCAAAGGCTTAAAGCCATTAAGAATGTGCCTAAAGAAAAGCTGCAAGTTATATTAACAAAAGATTCAATAGAGCAATTGTTAAATACTGAAGTTGAGTTCATGGACATTAAACCAGGTCAAGTAATTCAGCAAACAGATATGTTCTTTGCCGGCCATCGTGTGTATCTTGGTGGTCAAGACCGTGTGCAAGTTATTGAAAGTGAGGTTTATCTGTGAAGAAAGTTTACTACTTTTACAGATACGTTGGTCTCAGCTATGACAAGATTAAGTTCCTTGGTACGTTTGAGACTGATAGAAACCCTTTGAGCATTTGGGACATACTGTTCCAGGTGTTCTGTGGCGATGGTTCTGAAGGCGGAATGTTTATTCGCAAGGAGAAACTAAGTGACTGTATTTAAGAAATCAATGTACGGCTATGCTTTTGCAAGCATGAGCAGTATTAAATGGTTTATAAATCAAATCAAGGAGGCAACTATGAGTTGTAATTGTAAGAAACAAGTTACTTGTCCAGTTATCTTGTTTGAAGGTGGCATAATGCCAGTCTACAAGACAAAAAAGGCAGCATGTGCTGATTTAGCAGTACCTGAAAAGGTAGTTATTCCACCGCATAAGTCAGCAGTAGTTGGGCTTAAAGTGGGATTTGAGATACCTGACGACATGAAAATTATCATGTACCCGCGCAGTAGCTTGTTGGTTAAGCGTGGCCTGTTTCAGCCCACATCAATTATTGAACCTGATTATAATGGTCAAGAGATACATGCTCCGTTGTTTAATGGGACAGACGAAGAAGTCGTTCTTGAAGCAGGTGATAGAGTAAGTCAGATTGAATGTGTACCACGCTATGACTGTGAAAGCTGGGACCACGATAATGTTGAACGTGCAACTGTTAATGGTGGATTTGGGAGCACAGGCAAATGACAAATACCGAGACTTACAAGCAGATACTTGAAGTTATGTTTGAAGCTAAAGCAGAAGAAAACAAAGCACAAATTGCTTATGAACTCATCGGCTGTCGTGTCGAGTTTAACCCAGATGAGCATATTGAAGGTTCATCTGAAAGTTACATCAAGCACGAACTTGAGTGGTACCAGTCACAGGACCTCTGCATCAAAGGACATCCTGGTATTGAGAACAACAAGGTATGGAAACATTGTGCAACTGAAAGTGGTCATGTAAACAGCAACTATGGCTGGTGTATATTCAGCAAGTATAATCATGAGCAGTTCAATCATGTTATTGATGCTATTGTCGACGACAATAATACAAAGCAAGCTGTAATGTACTACACGCGGCCAGAAATCCATAAACAGTGGAATGACGGCATGCATGCTAACCACGACATGATTTGCACCTGCTATGTAAGCTATCTGCTTCGTGAAGGTAAAGTAAACGCTTGTGTACACATGCGCAGTAATGACATCTGGTACGGCTTGCGCAATGACCTTGCTTGGCAGCAGTGGGTTCTTAAACAAGTCGTTGAAGAGCTTAATATCAGAGGTGTTAAATGCACAGCAGGTAAGATTATCTGGAATGCTGATAGCTTGCACCTGTACTCGCGCAATGTTGATGAAGCAAGGGAGTGGCTTAATAAATGAATTATAAAGCACACGCGTTTAACACAATGCTTAATGCAATAGTTAAAGACACGTTCTTGAGAACAAAGCAGTGGTTTAAGGAACATCCTGATGAGCCATATTGCTACTGGGCTTATGACGAGTTCATTAGCATCGCTGACAAGGATAACAAGGAACTGCTTAAAAAGCATAAGGAGATTGAAGACATTAACGATCACACGATCGTTCAATGGGATTCATCAAATAATACTTTAGTATTAAGCAAGTTCTGTCCGAGGCTTAAGAAGTGTATTCATGAACTATATAGTTCAGGTGTCACACAAGGTGATGTCAACGGCTATCACTGGGTCATTACTCCTGATAATGACAACTTTAAGGTATTGTGCTATGAAAACTAAAAGAACATGCGAATGTTGTGGCAGACGTTTTCAGCCGAGTACAATGTCATGCTACTCGCTGAACGGCAGAATAATTTACTACTGTGTTGAGTGCATAAAAAGGAGAAATGAATATGAAGCTGAAAGACGTAAAAACGAGGTATCAAGGGATTCAGAGTATCATCGGCAAGATGATGTGGTCTGATTGCTGCTTGTTTCTTTGCTTACTTGAGATAGCAGATGAGCAGGACGCTGAGTACAACCTGCTTGATGTTATTCGTGAAGCAAGGGAAAAGGAATGGCTTGCTGAAGACTTTACGGTACGCGAGAGTACACGCATCTTGAGCTTGCTCACAGGTAAAGAGTACACACGTGATGTGTATCAACCTACAGAGTTCCAGAAAGTTCTTGATGCTGGTATGCCTGATAACTGGTTCAGTGTTGAGAAGTGGTATAGTGGAAAGACCGGATTCACGCACTTTAAGCGTAGGTTCTGTGACACGGTACTTAACTCGCAGACTGTCAAGTACGGGAAACTTGTTGAATACTACGTCTACAAGATAAAATAAAAACCCGGCGTTAGCCGGGTAAAATTAAGCGTAGGGGCAAGGAGCAACCTCTACGCTTTTTTATTCTTTTCCTAGAATGCAATATAAAAGTAAACACCAACCTGTTTACCATGCGTCACACTACCAGTACCTGTTTTATCAACTGAAATACCAGTTGTGTTTGAATTTATAGAAATACCAGTCATATCTGAATCTATAGAAATACCGGTCGTTTCGTTTGTAGAACGTCCGGTCCAAGCACGACTAGCATCAAATGCTACCTGTATATCAGGTTCACCTTCTTGCCTTATGTCTCCAGCTTTACCTGACTCATAAAATGCTCCATCAATCGCACCATCTACACCTATTGTACCTATCTGACCAGTGATGTTCTGTGTACCACGACCATGAGTATGTCCTGGGTCAGTGACACTATGGTCGTGTCCTGGGTCAGTGACACTATGGTCGTGTCCTGTGTCAGTGACACTGTGGTTATGCTCAGCAAACTGGTCATCCTTGAACTGCCCAATAGTATATTCGTCATGATTAGCAATCTCTGCTCTATCCGATCTACCAACCATGACAAGTGCGCACTCGCGTAAGTCAGGCAACTTACCATCAGGGAACATAGTAGCAAGGTCTGTGTAGACCTCTGTATCAAAAGCAGAGCCATCTGGCACGAAGCAGCCTTCAGGACAATTTGGATTAAACGACTTTACCAAATCGCCTGTATTATACTTTGGCTCATGAACAACTACACGTGTACCTTCAGGTACTTGTCCAGCTTTACGCATTGCTTTAAGGCCTGTGAGTGTAGTACTAAGGTACTCACCTGTGTTGTCTTTACACCAAGTACCGTTCTTTACAGTGTAAGTCATTATTCATCTCCTATAAAAGTATATCCAGCCACCGTGGCAACTTTATGCCCTTCGCATAGCATATGAAACCTGCAGCCATGCATAAAGTCCGAATTAGCAGAACTAGGAATATAACTAATGTTACCTTGGACAGTATCTTTGCTATCTTGAGTAGTTTCTTTATTTTTGCTTGCTGCTGCTCGATAGTCTCGTAACAACTGTTCAACTGTTCGTTGATACTCATCAAAGAGTTCGATAAGCTCATTGATTGTTCCTTCCATTCCTGAGCTTCTTGCTGTGATACCTTCAAGTTCTCTGACAGCATTGTCAATTGCTCTGTCACGACTACGGAGCTCACTTTCAAGTATATCAATTTCTGCTTGATGTTCGATGACAAGTCTGTCAGTTCGTCTTGTGCTGACACATGCACACAAACACATAGCAAAAATACAACTAAGAATTGCTTTAACCATTTCATTTCCTCCTCCTGATTCCCATCAATAAACCATAGCTGTTATTCTCAATAAATTGTTCCTCATATTTATATTCAGGTAGTGCCATCAAACTTGCGTTCACTTTGCTTTGTACTCCATTATTGACAAAATTTGATGCTATAGGTATAGCAAGCCTATAAGCAGTGAACTTACCATTTTGAGGCGCCTGTGTGGTCATATTTATGTTAAATCGTGTTATAGCATTACTACAAATAGTGTTAAGCTGTCGCCAAGAATGCATCTTGAAAACATCCATGTTCCAGTTAAGCAGTTTTAGTATCTGATTAACTACAGGCTCTTGAAGTACAAACATATACACAGAGTAGGTTTTGTTATCTATAAGAATACAGCGACATTGAATAGTTCTTGTTTCGCCAGGCTTGATTACAACCCATTCGTTCTTGACTGCTGTATACGCCGTATGGCCTTCTGCAAAGCAGCGCTTATCAATACTGGATGATATTGCAGCCCAGCGCGATTGATAAAAATACAGTGTAACATCAGAATTATTTGTAATGTCAACATCGCAAGATGTATAATACTGTTCAGCAGCATTGTTGTATACACTGTCAATAGCATCAGTGAAGTATGCTTTTTTATACTCATAATCTATCCAGCGTTTATTCACATTTATATTATATGCTATATATGCTTGTCTATGTATATCACTAGCTTTGGAAAGAATATTAACAGTATCTGTAGCTTTTGTACCTGTTCTAATGTATTTCTTGCCAAGACTAATCTTTTCATGACTAACAAGTTTAGTACCACGTACATAAGTACCTGGGTTCTCGTGAAGTATCTCACAAATCTTTTCTTTATGGTCGATTTCAATATGCAACTTTGGTTTGCGAAGCACTTTGATAATAGTCTTTTTGAATTTAAGATTTGCCATTATGATTCATCCTCTTTTCGTTTGCTCAGTATACACTTTACGAATTCGCACAAGTTCATTGATAATTTCTGCGACCCATCTGTTAACACGTTCCTGGAACTCAGGTGTCTTAAACTCTGGAAGCACGTCGTAGCAATAAAGCATTGAGCATACCTTTTTCTGTTTAGTAGTTACGTATGCTTCATCGCTGCTTATATGGTTAAACGTTATCCAGTGAACAACCTCATCATAGATGTCTTCAAGAATGCAACGTGTAAACCAACCGTCATACTGTAGCGTCTTGTTCGGGCACACGGCCTCAATCTTGTTGATAAGACCCATGAGGTAAGTGTGTGTAAAATCACATTGCTCTTGTATGATTTTACGCTCAGTCCAGCGTTCTGCTGGTTCACCGCCAATTGTGAAATGACTAGTGTGCACTTTGACATGCATAATCTTAGCAAGAATCACAATAGCAACAACCAGCAGAATCACTGATGGAATGCTTGACAGAAAATCTTTAGATGTTAAAATAGTAGCAAGTGTTTCCATGGTTCATGAATCCTTAGTTACTTGGCAAGTCATCCGGTTTACCAATAAGATTAAACCAAACTCGACATTTAGTACATTCTTTAGTAACATCTGAAATGTTGATAAACTGAAAAATAAGATTGCCATAAACATCATTACTTACGTTGTAAGGTACCATTGGGTATACATTTTCACCATTAGAATCTATACAGTGTTGATGTCTAAACACAACTGCTACTTTTGCTGCGTTAACTTTCAAACCAGTGTTGAACCAACCTGTTGGAGTAAGTGCTGCAACACTAGATGGTTCACCATTAGCAAGGCTATACTCTACACCTGTGTATGACTTGATTATAGTATTTTCAGCCTTGCCGCCCAGGCCAGCAACTTTGTTGTATTCGCCTGATTCAATAATTCCCATACTCATTTTCTGTTCCTCCTGTTAAGCTTTTGATACAACCAGAGTAATTTGTCCTTGTATACTGTTACTAAATGTACCTTGATACATGTATACTGACCTACCTTGCAATACACCGTCAAGCATGTTTGCACTCTTGTCAATTATACCTGAACAAAAGTACGGTATTCCTATATCAGAGACTGTCTCACCATCTTTAAGCATGTGGTTGAGCATGTCATCATAGTCAAACAAATCATACCAGCCATCTGTACCAGTAAATGTCCCTGATACATGTATAGTAAAGTTCAGGATAATAGTATTACCAATTCGTACAGCGGAGAGGCCTTTTGAATTGTTATCACGTTTAGTGATAGTGATGCCTGGAATGCTTGTGCTTACAGGAATGATATAGTAATCAAGTGCTGGAGTTTCCTCATAGTCATCAGTGACCATGACTGCTGTGCCGTCTACCAGTTCACCGGCATCAAGAGCAGCCTGAAGAGCAGCTTTTGTACCGACCCACATTCTTGTTCCACCAGCAACTGTCACCCAGTTACCGTTCTTTTTTATCTGTGTACTCATCTTAGTCCTCCATTTTATTATGCTTTAATATACACAAGATTGATTCGACAGTTTGTATCAGTGGTAACATCACCCCATACAGAAATGTCGCCATTCGTGTTAAAAAAGAAACCACCTCTTGCCGTATCATTATCCCAAGCTACAGGTATTTCCACAGCCATAGCGGGTCTTGGCAGTCCACTACAAATAATTGTGCCAGCAGGTATGCCCGCTTTAACTGTAAAAATCTTAGTAAATTGAACAATGCCACATCTCTCTAAGATACCCCCTGTAGGCCACGTTCCAAGGTCAACATAGGTAGTGTTCCAAGTTAATGTGCTAAGGTCATGACTTGTTACCTTAGCAACCGCGTTACTAGTTACAGGGTTCAGATTACCTGATTCGACTTTGTCTACTACAACAGGTACTCCTGTGTATTCATCAATTACTTCTGCCTGGTCATATTTTGCTTTCTCAGTTGCTGACAAAGCTTCCCATTCAGCAAGTGTGCCGTGCCATATTTTTCTTGCACCTGGCAGCAATTTAGCAAGTACTCTTTTGAGACCTGCATAATCAAGATAATTTCTAGTTGCCATATTATTCACCTTCTCATTCAAAACAAAATTACCACTATTGCCAGATTCTAGTAATACTGGTAATAGTGTTTAACTGGGCCAGGACCTAAGTCCCAGCCCTACAGGGTTACGGCCAGAGTTCGCTGAACAAGTCGTCGATTTCTGACTCAGTAATGCGGTTCATAGCATCATTGCCTGAGAGCAATACCCATTCTGAGTTGGTGTCATCATACTCATAGATTCCACCTTTGACATACTCGTCAAGGCGCTCGTAGTACGTTTTACCAGCAGCAGGTGTTGTGTCTGATGTGAGCACGTACCCACCAGAACCATCAGACTCGTAGAGTCCAAGAGCAGCGGGGTCGTCATCAGCAACAAGGGTTGCAGCCTCGTACGTAAAGGTGTTTGGACCTGTGTACAAAAATGCCTGACCATCAAACGGAACGGCGGGGAGTGTAGCACCAAAACTTGTCTTGTCTTTGATTGTGAAGACGTTGCCAAGAACGTACCACTTGAGAACAGGAGCAGTAGCAGTGCCCTGGTTCACAACAACAACCTCAGAGTAAGGGTCGATTGTCTTACCAGCACCTTCAACGAAGTCTGCTGTTGTTACATCCTCGTTCTGGATTGTATACATATCACCTGCTTTAACAGCTGCAGATGAAAGGCCAGGGAGACCTGCCACATTTGCTACGACACCACGAAAAATTACAGCATCAGTTTCTGCAAACTTTTCCTTAAGCTTCTCAAGGACTTCCTTAAGACCAGCTTTATCCAAATACTGTTTAGTTGCCATATTTACCTCCTATAGCACTCTAAGCACCGAACACCTCATCAAAGATGTCCTCAATATCTTCCATGGTAATTGCATCATTACCAGAAAGTTCAAAGAATTTTCCTGTTGTGTTTGGGTCTTTCTTATAAGCAGAAAGTAAACCATTCTCATCAGGAATAAGATATAAGATGTCTGGGTCTGCATCAGCCCAAGCAGGTAATACAGTTACCTGCTCAATGCCACCAGAACTGCCAAACATGAACCATCCACCTGCTTCGTTCTTGATGTAACCGAAGAGCTTAGAGCCGTCTTTCAAGAAATAAATCTTGTCAACACTAGCACTTGCCCAAGCAGGCAATGCATCAACGATTTCGAAAGCAGGTTCAGGTGCTGCACCAAGCTCAAAGAACTGACCAGCTGTATTTATGTCTTTAACGTAACCAGCAAGCTTTGTTCCATTTATTACAAGATACAGTACATCAGGGTCAGCATCTGCGTAACTTGGCAGTGTCATTACAAGTTCGAAACCTTTTACTGAACCACCGCCAAGCTGGTAGAACTTACCAACTGTGTTTACATCTTTAATGTAACCTGTTACAGTGTAGTCATCACCTACTACCATGTAGATAAGCATAGAGCTTGCAACATCCCAAGCAGGAAGTGCATTAACAATCACAAACGACTTGCTATTACCACCAGTAATACTAAGCCATGTGTCACGTTCTGAACCTTTGATGTAACATGCAGATTCAGGAGTAACATAGTAAATGATACCTGCTTTTGCGTCATCCCAGAGCGGGAGCACAGCACAGATTTCAACTGCATTGCTGATAGCAATGTTTACCCATTCAAGTCCATTGCTATAGTAGAAGAAGCCCTTGGTGTAGGTATCATCTGTAATGCCTGTGAACTGAACAACCTTACCATGGTAAAGTGTAGCATCAGGCATTTCAGGGAACTGCATCCAATCCTGCTTCTTCTGGAAGTCGGCCTGAATAAGATTGATAAGTTCTGTAAGACCTGTAGGTCCAAGATATTTGTTAATTCTTGACATCTCTACGCTCCATTATATGCTTCAAGAACTTCACTTGATGTGATCTCAAGGTTAGCACATGTTACTTCGAGGTTATCTAGGCGCTGGTCCTGGATTTCCTGACCAGAAATAATAGTGTTAATCTGGATACTGAGCGCCTGAATCTGATTCTTAAGTGTTTGAATCTGTTCGACGTTCAGTTCCTGAATCTCACCTTCAAGCTTTGCTTCAAGAGCTGACATTTTACTGTCAAACTCTTTATGCATTGCTTTGCACATCTTTTTAATCTGTTCCCAGTCAGCCTGGGACATGCTTCCTACGCAGCAGTATGCCATAGCTTACTCCTTTGTAATATACATAAATGTTGTTGAGTTTACGTTGCCAATATATTCACCTTCAAGTTTTGTCTTGTTGATAATCACTGCATTACCAGTTGCATCAAGACGAACACCAATATAGAAGTATTCGAGCTCGCTCGATGATACGTTCCTGAGCTCTGCAACAAAGTTGAATGTTACAGGGATTTCAGGGAGATAATCAGCAGATACTGTTGCAAGAATATCACCAATTTCAAGTGTGGCATCATGCAGCTCAACAGTTGCCTGAGCAAGTGGAATGTTTTCAAGTCTTACACAAAAGATTGTGTCTTCGAAGTGTTCTGACTTTTTACCTTTGAGTAATGCTTTGAACTCATCGTGCAAGCCGTTGTCTGCTTCTTTACGAGCAGCTGTCTCAGCAACTATAAGCTCTGAAAGCTCGTGGTCAGCTGTTTCACGCACGCCTTCTTCACGCTCAATTCGTGAACGCAAAGCATCGTCTGTGTCTTCACGGAGCTGTGCTTCATCGCGAATTTTGTTATCAAGAGTTGTATCAGCACTTGCTCTGTTTTGTGCCTCTTGAGCAAGTCCTGCGGCAACAAGCTCAGTTTCAGAGCGAAGTTCTGCTTTAGCATTCGTAATTGTCTGCTCAAGTGCCGTAGTAGAAGTTTCAATTTTATGGTCAATCTCAGACTCTGGAACGTTAACAGCTTCAATCATTGCTTCGATTTCCTGTTTAGTGCAGAGCTGGACATCACCAAGTACCTGTGAACTCATACTGTCCTCCTAGTATTTTACTTTTATAATCTTCTGCTGTACATACGGCAGCCAGATTTTAGCATTGAATGAATGTGAAAGTTCATCTGAATCTTTAATCCAGTCATCTGCCACATTATTTCCGTCATTGTTCCATGAGCCATTATCGTTCTGTGTACCACCAAAGAACTTAGCAAGTTCAGGATATTCAGAGCAAAGTAGTTCTGCTTTACCATCACAAGCATGCCAGCCATCAGGAATGTCTTTGCTGATTTTCATGTCAACATTACCATCAGGTGGTTCAACTGAATATTCAACACCGTGAATTGTGAAAGTAAACGGTTTATCTGAATGCACCTCACGTTTTTCAATGTCGCATACTGGCCAGAACATTGTCTCACCAACCTTGACACTTGCAAAACGTGTAGCAGCAAAAATACCGCCTGACTTTGCACCTTTCTCAGAACCTTCTGTTGGTACATCGTCATAAGGCAAGATATTATCAACTCTGTCTTTAAGCTCGTCTTCTCGACTAACAAGCTCATTGATAGCAGCAACTGTACTTTCCTTAGCTTCAGTTTCAAGCGTAGCTGTGTCACCAACTTTGCTGTCAATTCTTCTTTCAGCAGCCTTAGCACGTGCAACTTCTTCATCAAGCCTGCTGTCAAGCAGTTCTTCTGCTTGAGTAGCACGTGTTAGTTCATCACTAATGGCTGTGGCAAGTGCGTTTTCAGCATTTATAGCACGTTGCTGTTCAACTGTGACTGCTTCTCTAATCTTCTGGTTTGTCATCTCTTTATTATAGATGACTTGGTTACCAGCGTAATGTATTTCCTTAGGGTCAGCCATTAACTTGCCTCCTGTTGCCCTTGTCCTTGCTCAGGTTGAGCAGGTTGCTGAAGCTGAGCACTGGCCTGTTGAATCTTACCAGCAAGCCAATTTCTGTACGTATCTCCAATACTGTCAGGTATGCTATCTTCTTTCTGAAGATTACGCACCATAGCATCTTTTATAATCTGATTCTGCTCTTCTTTAGTCATTATGCTTGTACCTCCCAAGCAGTGCCATTATACTTGAATACGTTATAAGCAACACCATCAAATACAATAGCAAGGGCACCTGTTTCAACATTCAGTCCAGTCGGTAGTGCTGCAACTGAATCATAAACCGTATAAACATCAGCACCATGCTGAGCAGCAATAACCGCAGCAACAGCACTGATTGTTTTGTTAATGTCATTAAACTCTGTAGAGTACTTCTTCCATCCTTCAGAACTATTATATGCATATACTGAATAGGTATTTCCAGTCTGTACAATAACTGGTTTACCTTCTTTTGCGGTATCAGGTAGTGTACTAATACCTCTATAGAATTTAATACCATGTAGTGCACAAACTGCTTCAGCAAGTGACTGTGTAGACTGGTCAATATCCTCTGCTTCAACTTCAACAGAACTTTTTGTCTTGATGATCGAATAATCAACAAGAGGATATTCAGTATACTTAGCGCGGAATTCGTCAGATACATCATCAGTAGCAAGAACTGGCGTACCATCGCATGCATGATAACCTTCTGGAACGTTTATTGCAATTCCGTTGTCATCATAATCCGTCCACTGACTGATTACACCAGCGTGTTCAAGAGCAGTGATGTCTTTCAACGCAATATACGGATTGTCTGCTCCACGATAAATTCGCACGTTAAGCAAAACAGATGCAAGCTCAGAGAAGCTGAAGCCTTTACCTGAAAGACAATCACAAACGTCAGCACAATTTCCAACAGGTCGTTTGTATTTTTCAGTACCTACTGGAATAAAGTTAATTCCTGAACCGAAGAACTCGAGATGGTCGAACCAACCTACACCATCAGAACTTGCAAAGTTACTAAACCATTCTGATGACTGAATAGCAAGGTAAGCATGGTGCTGACCATCTGAACCAGTACCTGATACGACTTTGAACTTACAATCTTTAAGTTCACAGTCTGTTGTTACTGACAAAGCGCCTTTCCACTCTGGCGTGACAGCAAAGTTAATTACTGCCGAGAACGACTTAGTGTTAGTAAACTTGATATAAGCAGTGCCTGCATGCTCATCAAGCATGCCAATAATGTAATAAACTCCGTCAATATCTGAGCCACCAACTACTGCTTCAAAGTGCTTGAAGTTAAATATGATGCTATACTCAGTCATGAGATTAAGTAGTGTGATGTACTCATCAGTGAAGTCATTTGACGAAAGACCTTTGCCTACTTCTTTCTGAATATAGTTCTCAAGAGCGGTGTTAATTACTGCTACAGTAACAAGTTTAGCATCAGCGTCCGTAAGTGCTACAGCAACATCTCTGCTTGCTGCTTCTTTAACAGAATCAAGAATATCTTTATAAGCATTTGAGAAGTCATTTGTTGAAAAGCCCTGACCTGCAACACCTTTAACAAAGTCTTTACAAAACTGGTAAACAGCATCACCAGTAACAAGACCTGCACTTCCAGAAGCAATGTTACCAATGTCTTTTGAAGCAGTACCTTCATTTATTGCATCAAGTTTGTTCTTAAGAGCAGTGGTGAAATCATTTGCTGAAAGACCTTTACCTGCTTCTTTCTGAACATAGTTATTAGAATCAAGCAGCTGTTTGTATTCGTTAATGAGTTCCTGCCACATGTCTTTTGTTGGTCCGCATCCCTGTGGACCGTTCCAGTTTGTAAACGAGCTCATGCTTTACTCCTGTGCTTCATCACCGTCGTCACTGTTAGCTGTTTCTTCAGTTTCTTCAGTTTCTTCAGTTTCTTCAGTCTGTTCAGTCTGTTTAGTCTGTTCAGAAACAAGTTTACCCGCTGAACCATTAGGAAGCAGAACATTCTTTGGAATACCAGAGCCAATAAGCATCTCGCACTCCTCTTTTGAAATTACACCGAGCATAGCAAGGTCAATTGCCATACACTGATAAGCAGCTTCACGTCGAATACCACGCATGCTTTTATTATTAAGTCTACATGCTCCAAGCATTTTATTCCTCCATAGTTAAAAAGTCATATTGTGATGCATAAGGTCGTCTAGCAACAAGTTTCTTGTTGCTATAAATCTCATGCTTATGATTCTTGAGGAAGTTCAAAGCTGCCTCATAATCATTCATTTGTATCAGCCGCTTGTAGAGCGGAGCATGCTCAACAGATATTGCACCAGGTATACTGGCATTTGCAAAATCCTTAAGCTCTGAAATTGTCCATGGTCTACCAACATACGTAGCAGCGTACTTGGTAGGTTTATTTGCTTTACGAATAACTGACTCCAAACGCAAGTAATCATTCAAAGCAGTCTTATCACTAGCAAAAACACTATGCGGTGTTACTGTAACACGCGCAGGATTAGCAGATGCTTTTTGGTGATAAGTCTTAAAGCGCTTATCTGCAAAATCTTCATTAAACGCATACTTATCCATTTCACTGAACACGTAGTCTTGAATCTTTTGCAAGTTTGGCTTACCATGCTTACCTTGAAGCTCTGGGTCAGTCTTAGCACGTTCAAATGCTTTAGACCATATTTCCTTTTTAGCATCTTCAGACAAGTTAATAGTTTTGTTCTCAAGCTCTGCTTCACGCGCAGACTGTGCTTCATTACGAGCGAAAGACATACGCTGAGATAATTCCAAGTATCTAGCATAATCTTTAGGTCCAAGTATTTCTTCAAGACCTGGACCACCTTCATTAGCGGTGGCATGATTATCGTAAAAGTCCATTTCGACACCGCCAACCTCTTCTTCATTAGCACCTCTGTCTTTGTCAAATACTGTCTGCATCCGAATACCCATCATAGCCTGACCGTGTTGTTCTTCTTGCCATCTAGCATACTCTTCTTCAGACAGTATCGCAGATACTTTTTCACCGGGCTTCAGCTCTCGGCCATAGAACCTGTTACCAAGAACTTTTTTAATGTTCTCGTCAGAAAGTACAACTGAATATCTTTTATTAGAACCAGTTAGTTTGTATTTACCTCTTGATTCATACTCAAAAGGATAGCGTGAACCGTGACGCTGTCCACGTATGCGCACTAAATCCCAGAAAACCATCCCTAATCTGTGCCGTGGTGAACCATTTGGGTTTGTACCACTAGTCGACTTTGTTTTAGCAAGGTAAAGCAATTCTCCTGCTACAGCAGTCGGTACTCGATAGAATAAGCAGATTGCTCCGTTAGAAGTAAATGTTACTCTCAGTACCTGTTGCACTTGAGCATAGTCAATTTCAGCAATATGCCCGCAACCTTCCTGCTCGAAAATTGGACCATGTGATGGGTCGTTCTTGTCAAAAGCATTAAGCGCATAGTCAAGAGCGTCTTGGTCCGGCTCATCATGGCTATGAAAACCAATAGTGTCGTCATAGCCAAGATTTTTGTATACTGTAACAACTCGGCCATCAGGAGTGATACGGTTTACTTTTTTAACTGTACCACTCTTGATGCCTTTACCACGCCAGCCGCGTTCACGTTTAGCATGCCAACCTGATGACAGGTCCCATTCCTCGTTACCAGAACGTAACGCAGAACGTTGTCTACCTGTTTTAGTAGTTTCAGAAACTCCCTTATACCAGGGAGCTGGACCTGCATAGCTTGCCATACTCTACTCCTTAGACTGTCGTAATGTCAAAGATTGGCTTGCGCAATTTCACGATTGTGTAGCAGTACGGGTACTCTGTAAAGAGTGCACCCATTTCGTGCATTGCAATAGGCATCTTGTTCTGCGGGTGGCGGATGTTGCTGCCATTTGTGAATGAAGCAGTGCGGCCATCGCGCAGTGCCGGTGGACCGTAAGTGATTCGTTGACTGAGGTCAAGTTTAGCAAGAAGCTCATTCGGGATTGTGAGGTTCTCAATTGCCGGTGGCTTTGATTTACCCCATGTTTCATGAATGTATTTATCAAGTTCGACTGTTGCGTTGTCCCAGCAGTTGTAAGACATATCATTCTTTGGGCCAATAATAATGACATCTGTTGGCATATTAAGGTCTTCAACAACTTCATTTACTACCTGGTTACCAATCTGGTAAGAAGTTTTCTTGATGCCGCGCTGGTAAACGATTGGACCTTCGATGAAGTTGTCGCGGATAACTTTAACGTTCCCACCCTCTTCGTAACCCATCTCAATGCGGGTAACAGGATTCATCCAGACACCAATATCAGCATAAGGAACCGTTGATTTGGTCAAGAACGCACCACGCATGATAGCATCAATAATATGCTCGTTTTCCTGCTGCATAACAAATCCACCAGCCTGCTCAGTGCTATAACGCAAGCGGCTAGACTGTCCACGGAACGGCCGTTCAAGACCAAGGCGTACTTCAAGATTTGAAGCAAGGTCATTCGGGTCAGTGTACCAAGGAAAAATATCAGCAAGACCTTCCATAGCACCAACAGTTGCATTATTACCACTGGTATACTTCTGAGTACCACTGTAGTTGAACATTGAGTATTTACCAGCATAAGGTCCGTACTGGACAGTAATTGCTTCAGGTTCCCAAGAATCTTCAAAGATTGAAGAGTTTGAGTTAACTTCACGGTTACCAGCAACTTCAAGGAATTCGCCATCACGCCAATCAGAAACTGTTGTACCAACAGCAAGCAATGTTAGATAGCCAGGCTGGTTCTCAAGAACAAGGTACATTTCAGAAGCATCTGCTACACCCCAAGGACGATTTTCTTTTGTCTTAATGAGGTATTTACCAGCTTTGAAATTGCTGTTAAAAACGTTAATTGGTGCTTTGATGCGGAATGGAACACGCGTAGCACCAGTGCCGCCTATTGAAGCAGCGGTGAACACGTTAGGACAAAAATAAACTGCTGTACCACCGCCGGATGTTACAGCGTGTACCGCGCTATCATTAAACTGCGGAGATGTACCACCACGGAAGTCTGAACCATCGAGATAAGGAGCTGAAAGCTGATGAACAACACCAAACTGACCGTGGATTGCAAAGTTCTTGAAGAGTGAAGCAACATTCATGCGGAGAGCGTGCATGCGTGTACTAAAATCAGTATTGAATGCGGCTCGCTTATCTTTTGTTTCAAGATTGAGCATCATGTCAATGTCAAAACCATCAGTAACAGTACCATACGTAGCATGGAATACACCATACTCAAGGTCGTTCGGATTGATAAGCCCAACGTTCTCTTTGAATACCTGTGAGTTCAAAGAACCACCTGTATTTGTACCGGCAAGCAGCATGCGATACTCAAACTTATCACTAAACTTCCATTCACGCTTATTAGAGCGAATCAGCCGAACAATGTCTGATTGACATGGAAACATACCGTTAATTAGATACTCAACGACAAACACCTGCTTTGACAGGCTTTCAATTTGGTCTCTAGAAATAGGCATAAATATTTTCCTCCATTATGCTGTCTAGTTTTTATATTTAGGCTGCCATAGCAGGGGCCTTACCAACGTCTGCTTGCTAATGTTCTAGCAATATCATTTGTGAAATTATCTGAATCTGGAGCAGGTTCACCAGGCTTTGCTCCACGCGTTGTATTGCCAACAAGATTTTCATCATGTGGCTCGTCTGACGCTGATAGGATTTCTTTTGCTTTTGTGTCACGTGCATTCAAAGCCCCTCTAAGTTTTTCCAAGAGTGCTTTTGACGGTATTCTTGCACTATGCATTTCATCACTCAACAAAATGTCTTCAACTGCCTTATGAAGCCGCTGAAATTCTTCATTTGCAAAAAGTTTATCAAACTGCTCATCTGTGTAAAGCGGTTCATTTGTGTAGTCATAAGACGTATCGTTGCCGTCATCCTGCTTAATGACTGTCACATCAGCATCACCGTCATCATCTTTGTCGATAGCTACTTTGCTTGTAACAGGATTATCTGGTACATACAGCGAATTAAGTGTATCAAATATACTTTCATCAACACCTAAATCTTCAAGTGCTTTCTTTTCCCAAGCAGCATATTCAGGTGTTACGTCTCCTGCATCATCATCCCAAGGCTCCGGACCATCATACGCATCATTAAGATAATCGCTTAAGTCATCAAAAAGAATACGTGCTTCTTCAGAAGATGTGTTCTCTGAAAGTTCATTTAGTTTACGTGAAAGCTCTTCTTTTGATAGCATCTTAATACCCCCTCATTGCAGCTTCAAGCATTTCTTCAGTAGGCTTAAAGTAGCCTGATGAACCACTTGCTTTCTCTTTCTCTTTCTCTTTCTCTTTCTTTTTCATGACTTGTGTTTTGCCCCAATTAGATTTCATTCGCTCAATGCGTTTCTTACGAATATCAGAAAGAGTTGTTGAAGCAGGCATTTCTTCAGCAGGCATTTCTTCAGCAGGCATTTCTTCAGCAGGCATTTCTTCAGCAGGCATTTCTTCACCTTCAAAGTCGAACATACCTGCTGCATCCTGCTGGTCAGCTTGCTGCTCAAGCGCAGGAACTTCTTCAGGAGATGTGATCTCAAGATTTGGATCGGCTGAAACACTTGCATCAGGATTCTCAGCAACTTGATTCTGAACTGCATCAGCAATTGTGTCGATTTTTTCTTGGTTTTGAATTGCAGCATCTTGTACATCTTTAAGCATGTCAAGAATCTCTGTACATTCAGTTCTAAGCTGATCAAGAATTTCTTGTACAGCTTCATCAGCAGCTGAAGTATCAACACCACGTGCGTCCAGTTCGTTAAGAATAGCCATACCAAGACCATGATTATTAGAGAACCGACTACCATAAGCATCCATAAACTGCTTTTGTCTTGCAGCTTCTTTGTCGCCATAGTAGCCCTGTTCAAGCTGCGCAAGTCTAGCCGCGAGTTCATCTGTTCCAGCCATCTTCAAACTCCTTAATACATTTTCATTATAGTTATAAAATATAAAATGTAAATGTACAATTTTACATCTTACCAACGTAAATCTTTAAGTGCACTCTTAATAGATTCAAGTTGATTATCTTGTGCTTTGCCAAGATTATGAGCAGTATCGCCATGCTCACCATCATTAGCATCGAAGTTAGCAATGGCTTGTTTAATACTATCTCTAATCTCTTCATCACTTACAGGCTTACCACCTTTGATACAATATGCTTTTGCTTCACGATAAAGCAGTGGATGAGCAGAGGATGTTACTTGTCCAGGCTCAAAGTTGTCAAGCAAGTAGTGATAAATATAATTGTAAAGTGAGTAACTACCTTCTTGATTCTTACGCTTTTCGTGGTCAAGTTCTTTTGTAGCATACATTACAAGTTCCTTCCAAGGTCGTTAGCAGTAATAGCTTTAGCAATGTCACCAAGATTAGTTAATCTGTCCATATTTGACATTGATTTAGATTCCTGTCCATATTTGACATTGATTTAGATTCCTGTGCAACTTTATCGTAGCATTGTGGGCACATTCTACGACCAACATCATAGTAGTAATCTACAGAACCTGCAGGTACTGCTTTGTTGCACTCAGGACAAATATCATTACCTTCAAGGTCTTTAAGTCCAAGAGCAGCATCATGTAAACCTGCATTGACATAATTCATATTCTCATCTTGTTTCAAAGCAACATCAAGAAACTCATCAATCAAGCCTTTTTCCTGTTCATTGTTATATAAAGCATCTCGTAGCATGTTTGCAAAATCCATTGTACCGTTTCTTTTAGCAAGCATAATCATGCGGTCAGCTTTTGCTTTATCAGGAATAAGTTTATATACTGCTTCGATTTGTGTTGGTGTTATAGTCATAGTCATAAGTGCCTCCTATAGCCAGTCAGTTATTGTAGCAGGATTAACGTTTCTCATACGTTCCCATGCTGATTTATCTTTCTTCAAGAACGCTTGAAATGCAAATTTTGCATCAGCAAGTTCGCTCTGAACTCCCATAATATTACTCTCATTGAGAGCACTAAACTTTTCAGCAAGTCTAGCAACCAAGTAGCGATAGACCTCAGGAGCTGGATAAACAAGACGTGTATCAGGTGTCCAGCCAAGCTCTTTTACTCTTGGTTTAGTTTCAATTTGAGCAACGTGTTTTACGCTGTTTATGTCTACAGCTTCCCACCTATCATTCTCTGTAGAGTACTTATACAGAACACCGTCAAGGTTTACTACGTCATCGTCATCTGGGTCAGCAGGGTATTCTGTTACCTCAGGTACTTTCTCATAGTTCCAGTCAGTAGCGTATCTGTTGTACCAGTAACCTTGCGATAACTTAAGCACTGTACCATCACTTGCTTTATACTCAAAGTAGTTTTCTACAAAGATAATACTGCCAACAATCTCTGGAAGTTTCTCAATGTTAAGTAGTTTAGTCTCAAGGTCATTCCAGTCATTTATTATAACACCAAGACCTGTCTTGTCGTTGTAATGGCACTCAAGATACTCAACATTGTCATTACGACCTACCCACTCGAATGGGTTATAGTCTGTCCACTCAAAGTTCTTGTCAAAGAAACCTGACTTCCATTCACCAGTAGTATCATGTTGATAACTTACAAAGATATATGGATAATCACAAGTAATAAACTTAAGTTCCCACTTGCCATTCTCATCAGGTTCTTTAATAAGGTTATCTGTAATATCAATAACCTGGTTATTAAGCTGATTGCGATGTTTAAGAATCCATTTGTTTATCTGAGCAATCTGTTCTTGTGGTGTTTCAATCTTGTCGAATTCAACCTGCAAGTCATCAATAAATCCTTGTAGTTCCCAAAGATTATAAATCTTGTCACGCTTAACATCATGACCATCAGGGTAAATCTTCGGGTCACGGTTATGATGTGTAAAGAAAATCTGAGCAGGCTGAGGACAGTATTCAAGGAATACTTTTCTATAACGTGCATCAGGACAAAATAAATCTGTACCTGAAATACGGTATGTGTAGCTTGCACGCTGGTCAGTTTCACCAGACTGTCTGAACACGTCACGTTGATAGTCAGTTGGACTTTGAGCAGTGTACACAATAATACTGTTCTTTACAAAAGGCGGAATCTTTGTAAGTTCGTCTTTAAGCTCAACAATAACACTGTAATACCCTGAATCAATCATACAAATCTGACTATAAATGTCGGACCACACGTAGTTCAAGAAATTCAAACAATCAGAAAATGTGTAGCTGTTAAGTGACTTGGTTTGAGCAAGTCTCATTGCATCCTCAAGTGCATCAGATGCAAATGGGCAAATATCAATCTGTAACATTACTTACCAATCTCCTTAGCCTGCTTTCTAGCATTCCATCGATTCTTTATACTCTGGTCCTGCGTAATAGCGGCAGCGTCCACATTAGCTCTCATACGTTCATTTCTTTCAATGTCCTGCTCAGCACGTCTATATGCGTCATAGTCACTAAGACCTTTATACTTATATTCATTTGTCTTAGCAATAGTAACTTGCTCAAGCAAGTAGTCCTGAATGTCTGGTGGCATAAAGCCGTCGAACACAGCTTGAGTAAGCATACGAGCCATAGTCGGACGCTTGATTGCAAGGTCATAAATGTAACGACAAGTTTCTTCACTGAAGTAACGTCTGAAGTACGCATTGAATGTAGTAATATCTTTCATGAGGATATTTGACATTTCTTGCTGACGTGTCCATTGATGCATAAGAATCTCAGCCTGATTACGCGTAATTTCTGTGTTATACAGCTGCTGATAGAGCTGGATAAATGCATTGAGGTCTTTATGATTAACGGCATCTTGAAGCTGCACAGCAAGTGTCTTCTGTGTAAGGTCAAGCTGTCTGTTACGTTGCATCTCACGCATCTCTTCAGTTTCAATTTGTGGTCTGTTATAAGCAGGGCCAAGGTCTTGAACTCCATGCAAACCAATCCTATGAATATTTTCAGTCGGCTTGTTGTTATATGCATCTGCTTGACGCATAAGATTCAAAGTATGCGAGAATGTTTTACCATTTAATGAACCATATTGGCCACCAGTCTTAGCAATATTCTTTCCAGCGTTTACATCAAGGTCAGACTTTTTCTTGTTATATTGCTCATTTGCTTTACTATACATACGCGCCTGAGTCTTGTCTGTAGCACTATCAATCTCTTTAACACCTTTATTTGCTTTATCTTCAACTTGAGACATAGTCTGTCTGTTGTCAATTGGTGGATTTCCCCAATGCTGCTCTTCACTATATGGCTTATTAACTGGTTTAACAGTTGTATTTTCAGCTGATTTAGTAACTGGATTTTTAGTTGATTCATCACCAAATCTAAGTACTGGTTTAGTAGCCATTATTTTTTACCTCCAGCTTTATTTGCACGTGACTGCATACCATTGATATAGTTGTACAGAGAACCTGGTGCGTTCAAGTACGAAGCAGCTTGCATTGCTCGTGCAGCATCATCTCGTGCTTCATATACGCCAAGTGTTTTATCAATAAACTTACCTATAGCATCGGTGGCATGTTTAACATTTTCACCACGCCGTAGTTTCTCTTGTGCCCATTGCTCAGCAGCACGCTCACGGACATTCTTGCCATATACTTCTTCCTGCTTAGCAGTCTTTGTTCCACGGCTTCCAGCGAGAATAGCAGATGCAAGCTTGTTGGCATCATTAACAGCTTTATTGCCAATGAAGTCTGTAGCAGATGACGCTGCAGCTCCAATACCACGAATAACATAGTCAATAGGTCTACCAACCATGAGCCCACGAATATTTCTAGCTGTTTCTTCAGGATTTACTTGCTGAATAGTTTCAAAGTTCTGAGCAAGGTCAATAAACTCACTAGCGTCCATATCTGTTGGATTCCTTTGCCCAAATCCACGTAGCAATGTTTTTGCAAGATTTGAGTTACCACCTTTCAATTTCTCCAAAAAGTTCTTACCTTGACTTGATGTAAGAAAGTTTACTGCGAGCATAATTACTTTAGCATTCATAATCCAAGCTCCTTAAGTTTATCTGTAAGCTCTTGCATTTGACGTGCAAGATCTCCAATTGCACCAGCATTCATCATAGCAAGGCGCGCTGTATCAACAGTCTTAACACCTTCAGATGTTTCTTTAACACATGCAGGATTTACCATTTCAATATCCTGTGCCATAGGACCAATGTGCTCTTCGTCAGGGTCGATACTTGAATCAATCTCAGTAGCTTCCGGCTTGTAAGTGTACAAGTAATTCCTGATATGTTCTGCATAACCCTTAAGTACTGAGCCATCATCGTCATCATTCCAGTCATCATCATTAAAGAAGTCATACTCACGGTCGTTATGAGTAAACTTGCCACCCATCTGTCTAGCAAGCCACGTGAAGTCATCTGGCGTAATACCACGTCCTGAGTTATAGTCCTCAAGAATGTATTTCATACGACAATCAGATAGCGCTTTTTGTACATTTTTGACACGGACATCAGATTCAACTGTTGTAGATGCTTTATCAAGTTCTTCTTGTGTTAAACCACTACCAATATTTTTCTGATGCGCTGTGTCAATTCCTCTTGACTTACCTAAATCAGATTTAACGTACTTCTGATAAAACTCAGGACGTTTATCTTTTACAACTTGTTGCAACTGACCAATGTTACCATTAAAACCACCTTGTACATTCATGACGTCTTGTTCAGTTAATGGCTCAGGTTTACCCCACGCTTCCCAAAGCTTTTTATCATTATCACTCATTGCTTTCTGCTGATAATTTTTTGATGTTGGGTCATTACCATAAGTAATGTAATTAAGAACATGCTGTGGATTGCCACTGATTGACTCAGGTACTGGCTCAGCAGGTTGCTCAGGTTCTGACTCAGCGGATTGCTCAGGTTCAGGTTCAGGTTCTGATTCAGCTGTCTCAAAAGGCTCTTCTTTAGCACCTTCACCCATTGACAATCTTTCAGATGTATCAAGGTCTTTATCGTAGTCTCTTGAACCGATTCTGTATTGCTTCTCAAGGCCTATATTTGCTGCAACCTCTCCATCCATCTCGTCTTCTTTTTCACGCTGAGTATCTGCCTGAGAGCGCTGAGTATCTTGTCTAGCAAGTTGTGATTGCACATCTGGTACATTTGTCCTACGCAAACGAGCTGCGGCATTACCAGCAGCAGCGCCTGCATTAGCAACACGCTGTCTATTTACAGCGTCATTCTGCACTGAAGCAATTTTACCAGCTTCAGCAAAGGCGTTCTGATTAGCAATTTGCTGGTGCTGTTGTGCTTCCATTCCACGTTTAGCGGAGGCATTCTGTGCTACCTGAGCTTGCGCTCCAGCTGTTGCAGCTTTAGCATCTGCAATATTTCCACCAGGCCTGTTCTTCAAACCAGCACTAAGGTCACGGTAAAAAGAAGCAGACAGCCGTGAACCTCGTACAGTGTCTCTTACAGGGTCTGAACCACTACTTACTGACTTATTTACATTAGCTGATTTTTCAGGCTGTTTAGTTTGTTTAGCTGACTTATTTACATCAGCCGGTGTTTCAGTCTGTTCAGCTGCTTGTTCGACCGGTGTCTCAGGCTGCTCAAGTTTACCAACGTCTTTATACGACTGTTTCATTTTAGACAGTCCGTCTGTCTTTTCCTGTTTAGCTTGTTTTGTTGCTTCTTCAGCTTTTGCCATGTTTTCAATAGCACTCTTGATTTTTTCTTCATCACCAGTTCTCAAGGCTGCCTTATATTCCTGCTGAGCTTTTCTCTCAGCTTCTTTTGAATTCTTAATGCTTTCATTAAACGAGCCTTCAGCTACAGACATCTCATCTTTAATAGCTTTTCTACGCGCGTCGTTCTGAGATGACTGAAGCCTAGCTTGTGCTTTTTCAGCAGGTGACTTAAATAGTGCCATAAATTACCTTCCAGAAGATACAATCTTAGCAATATCACTTACATCAGTGTTATGCTGTTTTGCCCAAACACCTTTTGGGTCATAGTCCTTTGTATAATTGTGACGTTCACCATGCATGTCAATCCAACCACTACCTTCATCTGCTTGCCAATTCTTGGGCTTTCTTGTTTTACCAGACTTAATTGCTTGTCTTTGCTTAGCAGCTCCAGTGTAACCTGCAACCTGAGCAATGTTTGTTGGTTCAATAGGTCTTGCTGAAGTAGTTGGTTCAATAGGTCTTACTGAAGTAGTTGCTACTGGTGATGTAGGTCGTTCAGAAAGTTGCTTAAGATAAGCATTTGTTTTTGCACCAGCTTTATAACCTGGCCTTACTTTAAGCCAATCCTGTACTTTCTTAAGCGCAGCTGAATCTGCAGATTCTTTACCTGTAAGACCAAGGTCTTTAAGCATATCATTAAATGTAAGATTTTGTCGTGCTGCAGTGGGTCGTGCTGCAGTGGGTCGTGCTGCAGTGGGTCGTGCTGCAGTGGGTCGTGCTGCAGTGGGTCGGGCTGCAGTGGGTGGTGC